CATATACTGTAGTTCCACTATTAAAATTACTTGGAAGCGTAATTCTTCTTTGATTTCCAGTAGCTTGATAATTTACATCTGCTACTGTTGAACTGGATATAACACTAGCAGAAACTCCAACCGTTGAACCGAGATCGTAATCTGTTCCAGAATTAAACCTTGTTTCTATTACATATAAATAATTTCCTATATCTGTAGAGGTTGGGGTATATGTTGTGCCTGTTCCAATCTGTGTTCCGCCAGATGTGCTATTTGTAGAATTTCTATACCAAACGACGGTGGTTCTAAAAGATTCTGCTTTTCTAGCCTCAGATGTATCCCATGTTGATGAATATGTTAATTGAGTTCCAACAGATGGATTATAAGAACTTAAAGATGTTGTTAGGTTTATTGGTATTCTTCTAATTATTTGTATATATGGAGATGTAGACGATCCAGAATATGTTGAGTTAGTAGCATTTGCTGTTACTTCAAATCTAATATATTTACGATCATATGTTTCATTATTTGTTGAATTATCCCATGTAGATAGTGGCAGAACATCCTGTCCTGTTCCGCCAGATGTCCATCCAGATCCAGTACCGCTTTCTCCAGAAAAAGTTACACCTGAAGATAATCCATCATTAGTAGAATAATATCTCCAAGCATAACTATAGCTAGCAATAGTCCAGCCATTAGGATCCCATTGAGCATTGTTTCCATAATAATTAGAACCTATTCTAATTCTGCTACTTGATGTTAATCTATCTGCATATGTAGTAGTAGAATCAGGTCCTATCCAAGCTGGTCTTGTAGCAAATACTCCAGAAAGAGGCCATACCTTCAACCAGTTTGCTGCTTGCCTAATCCAAATTCCTACTGCAGATCTCCATCCAGTAGATCCCAAAGCTGCAGTCTTAATAAAAAGATTAGACATCTTTCGCCATCCAGTATTGCCAGCGCCTGCTGTTTTAATAAAAAAATCAGACATTTTTTATCCTAACTATACTGAATGAATATGTCACCGAGAAGACCGTCTGTATCGGATGAAGTTTTTGCACCTGTTCCAGCGCTTATATTTCTAATAGTAGCATTTGTTAGAGTTGTTCCCGTTGCAATTGAAGTTCCTCCAGACAGTCCTCCTTGAGTACTAATTCTTCCACTTACATTTAAATTTGTAAAATTGGTTCCGAAACCTATGTCTACCCATCCACTCGCAGCGCCAGTATATATTGTAAGCCTTCCTGTACCATTCATCGTCATTATAGCATCACCAGATGGATCAGTAAACGATAATGTACTTGAACTTAATGCAGATGAAGTTGGTTGATTTCCGAAATTTCTTCCAGAAATAAATATTGCTCCATTGCTAAATATTGATTCTCCAGTTGCCGAAATATTTATATTTCCATTTTGTATAGCAACTGTTTGGACTACTGAGGGGAAGAAAGAATCTGCTCCTGATATCGACAAGCTACCTCCACTTATTTCTGCTCCATTAATACTAGATCCCGAAGTTAAGCTTCCCTTCATAAAAATATCTCCAGCACCATTTATTCTAAAGTTTTTTGTAGATATGGTTCCGTTATCTAAGTCGTAAATAGATCCATTACCTGTAAATGTTTCTCCACGAATACCTCTTTCTCCTGCCGCCACGTTATTAGATATAATTGCACCAGTAGAAATAACGCTTCCAGTTACAGTGGTTCCCCCATTCCCATCGTTTAGCTTATCAATAATTTGTGATTTTGAAAATAAAACAGTATCTAATTTTCCAGCAACTGCGGCTGCGGCTTCGGCGGCTGCTTCAGCAGCGTCTGCAGCGTCTTCTTGTGCTGCTGCGGCAGCGTCGGCTGCTGCGTCTGCGTCTGCTTGTGCACCATCAATTGCATCTTTTGTTGCTCCTGAAGTGATTATTAGTGCTCCTTCAATTTGAGCATTATTTGCAAATATTGTTCCTGTCGTTGGGTCTAGTCTTACGTATTTTCTATTAGCCCCAATTCCATTATCTTGTACTAGAAGTCCATTATTATTTAAAACAAATCCTCTGGTTCCTTCTGGGAGTGTGTCGTTTACTATTTGTCCAGAATATATTGATGCGCCAGATGTTTTCATAAACAAATGCCCTGCAACAGTTGCGCTTCCCCCTACACCCAGATCTCCAGTTATAGAAAGATTAGTCCCATCCCAATACATAAACTGAGTATTACCGCCAACCCTAAACTGTCCCGTTGTTAGCCAATAGTTATTATTGTTTCCAGTCTTATTTAAAATAATTCCATTATATGTATTAGAAGACAAAGATGGAGTTGTGGTTAAGCTAGTGTTAATACTTGTTGCTATTCCAGTTCCAAATTTAAATAAATCGCCAGTTGCTCCGCCTATTGATATATAACTTTTAAGTCTTGCCCAACCATCTGGGTTTGTAGGATCTACAGCCGTAAATGTGCCGCCAGGCAAATATGACTGAGTGTTATTAAATTGATCTACTGACGCTACTTGAAATGAGTATTGCACATTTGGGATTAACCCTGTAGCTGTATAGGAGTTGTTTGGATAGTCTACAAATCCATATTCGTAAATAGGGTTTTCTGTATCGTATGTCCATCTTATTCTATATCCACGAGTTCCATTTGTATCTGCATTTGGATGATGTGTCCAAGAGAATGTAGCATATGCACTAAAACCTGTTTGATCATTCGGGTCTACCCCTGATGTTACACCTGGATTTGTAGGATTGTCTGGGGGTGTTAGATCTACTATTAGAGGGCTTTCTGTTAGTATTGTTTGCTCATCACTAAACAATGAAACTCCGCCTGAGTTAGAAACGGCCTGAAGCTTTACATAGTATTGTCCAGCCGCTGCTGTAATAGTTTGAGAGCCAGCTTTTTGAAAACTACCAACGACTTTATATTCAGAACCAAAGCTGCTGCCTTTTGCCCAAATATCTATTCTCTGCAAGTTGTCTTTATAATTTGCCCCAAGATAATCTTTGCCAGTCCAAGAAACAATAATTGTGTTTCCAGTATAATCAAGATCAATTGCCCTAAACTGCGGTTTATTTATTGTGTCAGCTATAGTAGTTAATTTAAAAATATTAGACCATGTGTCTTTTATTTCTTCGTTTAATTTTTTATCTTCAAATATCCATTGAAACTGAAAAGCATAGGTGGTGACTAGGTTAAGCGGATTAATAGTAATTTCATAATAGTCCTTATTTGATGGATCTGGTTTACCATTTATATTAAGGTCTGCTGGCAAAGTCATTAGAAGGTTAGCCCTATCTTATACTCTATATCTATTGGCTTTCCTGCATTTTTTTGCAGCGGTGTAGGTAGCACATCTCTAGCAATCATTCCGAATGTTGGATCAAAAGTATCTTCATCATTTATTCTGACTCCTTCTAGATAGGCCACTGTGTCTCCTCCTGATCCCGCCGTTACTTGAATTCCTATTTTATTTATGCTATTTGATGGATTGTTATTTGATGTTAGAGACGAAAAGTTTATTGAAGACATCTTGTGACCTGTGGCGCCAGAAACATTGAATGTTGCTTCATAATAAGCAGTCGCAGAACTATATAGTTTTAATTTTATTGAACTAAGATTTGAATCTTCTTTGTGATAAGCAAGTACAATTGAGTCATTGGACCCGTAGCCAGATATATCAAAAGGAAGAATTGATGAAGTGTATTCTTCAGAAGAAGATGCGCTAACATCTATCATCATTAAAGATGATCCCATTCTTGGCACAGGAAATGTTGGCTCAGCTTCGCTATATGCCACAAGTTCTGGATTCTGATTAGAGCTGTTAAACCAAACTAAATTGTTTTCAAAATCTGATAATATCTTGCTGTCAAATGAATTAGTAGATGTTCTACTTCCTGGATACAAAGCAATCTCTTTTATTGTGCCTGCAATATCTTGAGGGACTGTGGTCTTGTATACAACAGCATAGGTGCTATTTCCTTGTTCATCAGTTTGTATATCAATGCTTCCAAAAGAAGCAGGCAGTCTATAAAACTCAAACCCTAATCTAGTATTTGTATCCGCCGAAGCATAGTCTGACGCTCCTGATATTCCTATTGCAATATCTTGCTTAGGAAAAGAAACCATCCCAGCTAAATAAGAAGCAATAAACCTCTTTCCAAATTTAGTTATCATTTCTTTGGTACCCTTCCAGATATTCCTACAACAGGATATCCTGTAGAATTTTTTATTCTTAATATTAGTTTAACAGAGACTGGTTTAGTTGTATAGTCTAGGACCATGGACTTGATGCTGATATCTTCTAGCTTTGGGATTAAGCTAGATATTGAGCCCTCTTGATACTCTTCTGCTAATGACTGAAATTGAGTAGAAAAATATTTATCAGTACCGCTTCCTATGGAGGTTGTTGTTCCCTTTATAGTTCCGCTTACTAACCTAATGGCTGAAGGGTCTATGGCAAGAGCCTTGGGATCAGTATCTACTCCAAATAGAGGTGCTACTTGATCTATTTGATTGCTAGACTTTTTAGAATTTACTGCTGACATTTTTTAATTATACCATTTATTGACTATATATAGATCTGGCCGTAATGGTAGTTTCTAATCCCTCCCCCCATGCTTGCTCTACATCTGTTACTATAAATTTCTCGGTTCCTTGTAGCCCGTGATAAGGATAGTTAATTGCAATAATATCAGCAACAGAAATCAAGGGGTTGCCAAAGGTTTTTATAGAAATGGTTCTTTGACTCTTGCTCCATTGAAACTTTATAAAATCAGAAAGATTTTTTGCATCTGATATTTTCTGTACCCAATACGATTCAAATGTTATTGGCTCTTGTATTCCAAACTTGTCTGAGTCTTCATCTGAATAAACTATTTGATCGCTTTTTACTAAGTTATTGCCTACTACGCTTATCTGAGTTCCTGAAGCTGACGACACCGAAGAAGAAACTCCAGAAGAATTTATAAGATAAAGTTCTGCATCAAAAGAAGAAAGCTTAGAGGCTAATACGTCTACCCCCTTATTTAAATTTTGAAATGTAAATTTTGGATAAGACGGAGACCTTTCATATCTTTTTTTAATATATCTTATTTCTCTTGCTATTGGACCAAACTCCTCTATAAATCTCTGTGAAGAATTTGAATCCTCTGCGGTTAGTCCAGAAACAAACAGATCTCCATATGCTAATTTTGCTAAACCAGTAAACTGTTGATTGTATAGGTCTTCAGATAAATTATTATATTCTTGTTCTGATATAGCCATAGCATAGGCATAGTCAAAATAAATAGTACCTAAATTTGCAAACAATGATATATAATCAGATCTTGAAAGGGTTGGATTTGCAGTTGAGCCTGTGTCTTCTGCTATAACCCTAAATCCATTTATATATGCAATTATAATAGTCTTATTACTAAATACTTTAACCTTGACATCTATCTTGTAGCTTGTTCCAGGAATAATTCCCACCTGGTATCCCACACTTTGTGTTGTTTTTAAAACCTGATTGTCTGGCAGTGGTTGTACGACTCCGCCTTTTACTTTTAATATCTTAAACTCATCTCCCAAAGTAGCTGCTGCCTCTGAGGTCTTTACAGAAATAAAGTATCCTGTAGTTGAACTGTTGTTTGCAAAAAAACCTAAGCCTCCAGACTGATTTGATGTAGATGCTTTTGGAGCAAAGAATAGGGTGGTTCCAAATGCATAGTACGCTGGAGCGGTGTTAGATACTGGTGCTGCAACATCAATACCTGTTTTCCTAATTGCACAAGACAAGGTATCCTTAGATCTTGTGTCTGTGCTTATGGCTAACAATGATTTAGCAATTTTAATTTCATCGTTTAGAGCAACAGAGGTCTGCTCTGAAGGTTCTCCGTTTTCTTCAGAACTATTCTTTTGAGCAATCATTTCCTTTGTAATCTTTGGAACTTTAAAGCTAAAATATTTATATACAGACGCTTGGCCATCTCCATCTGGCAAAGGGTATGTTCTTAATCTTAAGTAATATGTTTTGTCTGTTTGCAAGGACTTTGTTATTTCTGATTTTCCGTTTGTAAAATTGCCGATTATGTCATCTGCTGGTGGGCTATTGTAGTTTCTTGAAGGTGATATTTTGCCAACAAATGATTGTTTTGTAATATCTGCAGACTCTATAGTAAGTGTTCCTTCTAGGGTGGAGGCTCCTTCTGCTAGTCCATCGGAGTCAAAAGTAAATTCTACTTGTTTTACTGTCATTTAGTTTTCCACCCCACATTTTTTAAACCCTTCCATTGGCTAACTACGTTTGCAGGATTTGGTGAATGAGAAGAAATTTTTGTGCCTAAAGCACCTCTTGTTTTAATTCTATATTGATTTGTTGTAATAAAGTCTAGGCCAAAAGAACTACTTGTTGTATCTGAAACTGTCCTAGCTTTGCCCTTGTACTTGGCAAGATCTGCAGGACCTGTAATATCAATATATACTGTTTGTCCTACGGTATAAGATACTCCATTTATAGTATCGTTTACTGCTGTTGTATATTTATATCGTATTGCATCGTACTCAATAATTTCTTGATTTAATAAAAGATAGCCTGAAAATTCTGGAAGAACTGTGCTTAGCTTTGATATTTGATCATCAATAATAAATATTGGTTTAAGCGTGATATATTTATTAGCTTCGCTCCATGTAGACTTAGTTTCGTTTGTCACATTACCAAGAGAAGATTCAAGAGATGCAGATATTAAAGAAGTATTGTCAACCGACACCAGTTCTTTAGCGCTTTGCTCATACGTTGTAAGATAGGCTGTGCTATATAAAACTCTGATTTGATTTACTGATGGGAGGTCTCTTAAATTCATTGAAACAATATTAGGAAGCTCTCCGCTAGCGCCTGCCGCATATCTAAATGTCCAGTTAATATTTCTAGAGGCACTAAACATATAGTCTCTTGAGTAAAATTGTAATACATTGTTTTCGTCTACCGAAGCCGACATCTGTATATCTTTACATAGTTCTTGAAGCATTACCCATACCGTTTTTGTACTATCACTCCACCAGTAATCTGGGGTTATTATAGACTTGTCGTCTGAAGTTAAGTTAAAATTATAATTGGTAAAACCAACTGAGTCGAGCATTCTTCTTATAATAGCAACAGCAGAATATCCATCACAAACCATGTCTGGGCAGATTGTTTCTTGCAGTACCTTAGCGTAATCTAAAGCGAACAAAGCTGCCTCTCCATATTCGCCAATAGACCAGCTATCTAAAATAAATACACCTTGTGGTATTTTAAAATAAGCTCCATTTAAATCGGTTAATGTTCCGTCTGGGTGGTACAGCTTTGCATATGACTTAATCTCTGCGTGCTTAGACAAGTATATGTAATCAGTATCTATTTCTTCTACTGCTATCTTGGAGTATGATTTAAACAGTATGTCAGTATCATTAAATCCATTTAGCCCTACCTCTAAAGAATTAGCAGTCAAGTTTCCAACTGGCAGGATTCCCTCGCTGCTAGATGAGGAGTCTTTTGTAATACTTAAAGACAATATATTGTTGGTTATATCTTTTACCCAATGTGGAGATAGTTCTATTACACCTATGTACCCGCCAGGGTTTACCGCAGTTAGTGCTAATGTGCTAACCATTACGTGTGCATCTGGATTTAAAGAATTTTCTGATCTTGTCCATCCTGTACCTGTGTAATAAATCTCAACCACACCATTTGCGGGAACAGTCTTAGATAAAGATGAAGACACATCTGTTCCATCTATTAATACAGACCAAGATGTAGGGATGCGGTGACCTATTTCAAACTTAAAAACTATTTTATTGCATGGGACCTTTTTATTTTTTTCGCTTACGGCAACTCCTGATTGGAAATACCTGATACCTATTGAAGCATTTTCATTTAAGGGCGTAACAAAATATTTATAATATACGTCTTTGGATGGATAATATGTTCTATACGGATGTAGATAGTTATTGTTTCTTGGATCAGCCCAGCTCTTTTCAGTTATATCTCCAGAGATAGCATATTTTACTCCACCAGCAACTGGCCTAAAAGTTTTAACAATTGTATCTAGTGGGAATAATTTTTTAAATGGGGACTTTCCCTGTATTACAGCGTATGGGTTTCCAGTCAAATCATCATCAGAAAGAGTGACAAGTGTATTGCAATTAATATCAATTAATGCGCCTGCCGTAGACTGTACGGTTTGGCTTTTGTTAAAGGTATCAGTAACTTTTGAATCTACCGATATCATTTTATACCTCTTCCAGAGTTAGCGATACATCCCAAAATTCTTGAGCAGGGTCTGCGGTTTTACCCTTAACATTTCTTTTTACTACTGTAAAATTACAAGAAGTAAATACAGCCAAAATCTCATCGTCTCTGTCTACCGTATTGCTCCCTACAACTTCTTTACCATAAACAATTTTTACTTTAAATGAAGATCTCCCTTTTGACGCAAGGGCATAATACTCTTGTATATCTACTGCTCCCCATCCTCCGTCTACTGTAAGACTTGATCTTGACGGAAGCATTCTCCAAGAAACACTAACAGACTTTTTATCAGCCACCCAATATTTTCTTAAGAATCCATTTGCCATTCTTTGAGATTTTTCAATTCTATTTATGTTTACGGAAGATGGCTCTCTGTTATGCTCTGAGATTTTTTGCCACGTTGGAGTAGAGGTTGAAGATGTATCAAAATATATAAGGGAGCCTACTGGCAAGAATACTGTTGACATTAGCTATTACTTCTCGGCAAGCCAAGGCGAGCCAAGTCCTTTCTTTGTAGATCCACAATATATCTTCCGATATCTTCCTTAGACATATTCTCAGGAATATTATATGTATTTTTTATTTGCACTACTGTAGGGCTACCTACGGCGGCTGCTTGATTCATTGTACCATTTCTTAGTGAATTAATATAGTCTGTATCGTAGACTCCTTCGGTTCCTGCCCTTAATATTGCTCCAACCTCTTGTCCATAACCTCCAGGAACAGCGCCATTCCAGTCATGGAACTTTCTAATTTCCCCAGCATACCCTCCCATTGCCATCTTCATAATATCAAATGGTCTCTTTGAGAAATCAGATATCTTTTTAAATCCGACTCCAGCTCCCTCAAAAAGAGATAGAATATCATATCCCTTATCCTCTAAAACATTTGCGTATGTATTTCTTGAGTTTGCGGTAATTTTACCCAGCCATCCGCCTCTGTTGACTATTCCTTTTACTCCAACATCCTTTAGTACATTAGCCAGATTAAACCAAGCATATGGATTTAATCTAGATGTTGTTTCAGCTACAACTTCCCCTGCTGTGCCCTCTGCTTTTAATGCCCTTAGCAGGTGTTGATAATGCTCAAATTTTCTTCCTGGCAGTGCTAGCTTAGAAGGATTATTTAATGCGGCGCTAACCAATGCTTTGTACGCATCTGGGTTTTGAGAGAAAATGCTTGGAGCATTATGTCTTAAATCTATTACTTCGCTTGGCTTTAGCTTAGCAAATATTTCATATAGGTTTGATGTTTTGCCACGTGATAGCAATTCAGATCCAAACATTGATGCAGTAGTAATGTCGTCAGTAGCAAAGAACTTTCCTCCAAGCCATCCACCAGAACCTCCAGATCTGGCTGTGTCTAAAATACCTTGCTCTAAATTTCCTCCATGGAACATTCTAGAAGATAAAAATTCCTCTAAAGATTTACTAGATGCAAATCCAGGCATATGCAAAGTATCTTTCATTTTTACTGGGTTTCCAGTAAAAGGCAATTCTATTTTTGAAGAAAGCAGGCTTTCAAAGGTGCTTGCTTTGGGAGCCTCTATTGCAGCTTTTGCAACTTTACCTGGGCCTGCGAAAGGAATGGCGGCCATTGCAAGATTTGCATAATCTCCCTTAGTTCCACTTCCACGAATTATTTCTGATACTCTTCTAACTAGGTCTGAAGTCATTAACTTATGCATCAATGGATTATGTATTCCCAGAACTTTTTCTGTGATTCCCAAAGATGCCAAGGCGTACATTTGTAATGCATTTAATCCCTTGCTAGAAGCTCCAGCAGCCATTCCCATCGCATGAGGAGCCGAGCTATAATTTACTGATCCGCCACCTTTAAGTTTCTTTGCATTTAATGCATCAAAAGTTTCTTTACCGTAGTGATCTACTGCTGCTGCACGTATTACATATTCCCCATCAGACAAATATGCTGGAATAGAATCAGATGTAGAAGTACCTGGGCCACTAACTCCTCCGCCTGGCCCGTAATACTGTACCTGTCCACCAGAAGCCAACCTTTTAACGGTAACCCTATCTCCATTTACACTTGTTACTTCGTAGCGCTTTCCACTAGTTGTACTAAATTGCGTTCCTTTAATTGGAGTAATGTCTGCATCTTCTAAAGCCTTTACATTTGTTTGGTAAACTGGAACGCCGCCAGCGCTACCGCCCTTTATGTTCTTATCATCTAAAGGCTTTTGAGTTGCGCCTGCGAATAGAGCAACTGCAGCAGCGAACGCATCAACAGAAGATTTAAATTGTGCATTTCCTCCTACTTGCTTATTAAGAGCATTTACAAGGCCCTGCGCCCAACCCATTTGATATACACTATCGCCTTGTCCATATGCGCTACGCATACTTCTTGCCGCAGTTTGAACTTCTATTGGCGAATCTTCGTCTAACATTTCTGCAAAAATAGTAGAAATTTCTTGTGCGTCTGCTCTACTCATTATATTTTTGCCAAAATTACGTAAAGCAATTTCTTCTAATCTATCTCTATAGCTTTCGAGTTGAGCCAAGTCTGCTGCTTTTTGAGTAGCATTTGCTGTTTTGGCATTATAAGAATCTTGAGCTTGCTTTAATTCTTTTTGCAAATCCTCAATTCTTTTTTCTAACTTATCAATTTTTGTATCATAAGTATCATTAATCTTGTCTCTAGTAAGCTGTCTTTGTCTATCTGCAACTAATTTTTCTATGGCCAGCTGTTCTTGTGCTGCAAGAGCTAGGTCTCCTGTGGCTACTGCTTGACTGTATCTAATTTGTGCTTGAGATAACTGGACCTCATACGTTTGGGCCTGCTCTTGAACATCTAGAGCTTTAAGCCTTGCAGCCCTTTCTTCTTGCAATGCTTTTATTGTTTTTTGAATATTGTCTATTTTATTCTTATAATAATCTTCGTCAACCTTTTTTAATTTAGCAACTACGTCCTTGGCATCTTTAGCCTCTTTCTTAACTCTTGCAATTATATTGGCCAAAGGTAATAGTGGGTTTTTAGATCCTTTCGATGTATCTTCAGTAACTGAATTCATAACATTCTGCACAATTGCCAAATTCTTTGCAAATGCTGCTGCCTGCTCTGCCCCCATGGCAGCTAAGTTTACGATTTCTCCAAATCCAGCCTGATAAAGCATTATCTTTGCTGTAATGCTTTCTATTGTTTCCGCTGCTCCTAGTATTGCACTATAAATTATATTTTCATTTTTTAACGCTTCAAGATTATCTTCAGATATTTCTTTTTGTGCGCCCTTCATCTTGGAAATTTTTTCCATAGTTAATTCAAGGGCATCTGCTTGATCTAGAATATTTTCATTTTCATCTTTTGTTCCTACCAGAGCATCCTTATATATAATGATAGAATTTAATAAAGTGTCTAGGCCTCTGTTGAATTCTTCTGCATTGAAGTCTTCGCTCTCCAATTCATTTTTAAGAGCTTTAATAAGCATAGAGATTCCGCTTACAGAATCTGATATTGAGGTAAAGTCTTTTGATGTAATTGCAGCTAAAGCCTGTCCCGCCTTTTCTGAAGCTCTAATAATTGCATATATTTGATTTGTAGCTTCTTGGGCCGACATTCCCATAGCAACAAATTGAGCCTTAATTTGTGCAGCATATTCAACGACTCTACCAGAGTCTATGTTGTTAAATGCCTCTACATAATCTTGTTGATTTTCTTTAGCATTTTTTATTGCGTCTCTTAACTCTTTTATTGTAAGAGTTAAACCAGGGGTTCCTGTTCTTGTGTAAGACTGGTAAGTTGATTTTACTTTAGCCCTATGTAATTCTAGCTTTTCATTTATGTCTTTAATACGATCAGACATCTCTTTATATTTTTTAATTCCTACTGAGCTAAATGAATCTTCAGTTCCGCCAAAAGCTAATCTATTTGCTTTTCCTGCTTCCTCTGCCGACTTTTTCCAGGAAATCAGTCCTTTTACAATTAAGGTTATTGCAGTAATGACTAGGCCAGGAATGGTCAAAGATTTAAGTATTTTAAATAATCCTCCAGCAGAAGTAGATGCAGCTTTTAATCCCATGATAATTTGTGGCAAGAAGGAGCCTGCAATTCCTCCTACAATTGAACCCATTGAGCCGAAAGAAGATCCAACCATACTTCCGCCAAGTCCGCCAACCATTCCATATCCAAGCATTCTTCCCATGCCCATGCTCTTTGGTCCTGGCCCAGGGACAACATTGCCGTTCTGTATATTTAAAGGCATGGAGGTTGGGCCTGGAAGATATCCAGACATTCTTAATCTATCTGATATGCGTGGCCTATAAGATGTGGAAGGAGGAGTTACAATTGGTGTTGGATAAATTGGAGTTCCACCAATACCCATAGTTGCTTGACTTGCTCTTCTATCTGTTACTGTATATCCTGGTCTTTGATTATCTCCATAAAATCTTCTTCCTCTTCTGACCGTTCCGCCAGCACGAGTTCTTCCAACCCTTCCGCCTCTATTAAAGCTGTGCTGAGCGGCCTTTTGATAAGAAGAATACAAAGCACTAATTTCTCTTGACATTGCATCATCAACTATATTTCCCCACTTAGTTTCCGATAATGGCTTATCTCCAAGCTTTGTCATTGCTTTATTTACTCTGCCTAGAGTACGTGATGCTGCTCTATATGCTACCTTATACGGGACTCCTGAATTTGTTAGATGAGAAATTAAAGAAATTAAATGTTCTGGACGTCTTGATGATTGCAACCACATATTTCCTGTGGCTGAACCATTTCTTAAAGCAGCATTAAAATCTTTAGTAATTGTTATTAAATTATCTGGCAGCAATTGATATTTTTTAGATGCGGTTGCTCCGCCTGGCATAGTTCCAAATCTTTGTTGTATTTGAGCTCCTGTTAATATTCTGCTGGATCCTTGCATTGGGAATCCAGAAAGAGATCTTAAAAATCTACTAGTTATTACATGACCAAGAACTTCATTTTGATTACGCTCTCCAAATCTTATTGAACTATCCCAAGCAGATCCAGATCTTCTATATAAAGCATGATAAGGAGTCGGACCGTATGCTACCCCTGGATCAAATACTCTTGGAGAATTGCTTGATCTGCTGCCAGATGCACCTGTGTCATAAAATCTTCTTGCTCCACGGGCTATATTTGGATTCCATTGAGTTAGTCCAGATAAAATTCTTTGTATCGCACCACCAGCAAATCTATTTTGAACTGGAACAACCATTGCTCTACCTTCATTAAGAGCTCGCATTCCATCTGGATCCTGTTGCGCTACATCTTTGCGGATAACAAATTCTCCTGGAGTAAGCATTGCAGGAACTACATCTGCATTTACATTAGGACCTGGAACCTGGTCTCCGTCATTATAAAATACCTTTCCGCCATCATTAAATTTAGGAAGTCTTGTTACTTCTATAGAGTATGGTGCTCCGTAAGTTCTTATTCCACGAAGACGGCCAAACTCTTCGAGCACTCCACGACTAGACCCCCTCTTAAACATATCTCGTAAATTATATTTGCCTGAAGGGTCTGTAGCAGGTTGATCTATTAGTGGAGCTTTTCTAGGATCAAACGGAAGTCCACGAAGAGCTGCGTATTGAGCAAGCTCTGCAGTCATTTCTGCATCTATTTGAGCATTAAGCGCAAGAATTCTAGCTCTAGCTTGGTCTACAGTAATTTTAGCAGCACGAAGCTCTGCTACTATAGCTGCAGATTCATTAGCAGCTTTTGTTGCAAATTTTGATGTTATGGGCAAAAGATCATCATATGTATTTAAAAGATCGGAATTTATTGTTCCGCCAAGAGCAACTGTTTTCTTGATTACTTCAACTTCTTGTTGAGTTCTCATAGAAAGTGTTCCCATTAATGCATGGAATTTTGCTGCTTCTTGAGAAACTATTCCTGTTGAAACTCCTCCAATAGAAGTTAATCCTTCTATATTAGGAAGCCTATCATGCATGTAAATTTGTGGCGCTGCGCCTATTCTTTGATTTACTGGAATAGCTCCTGGAACTACTCCAAATATTCCACCAGAAGCAAATCCGCTCTTTCTTGGATTTATATGAGAGAACGCTCTAGTTCCTTCTTCTCCAACAAGAGGATGTGTCGGATCCACATATCTTCCAGAACCGCCAGGCATAAGAGTACTTCCTGCTAATGTGCTTATTGCTGGGCGGACAGATATGTTTCCATTATTTACTGCAGTTTGTAAAAGATTAAATTCATCTACTAAATTTCTTAATGCTTGTTCCAATATAGCTGCAGCTTGAGCATCGCTATAGAATGTGTCTCCTAGTGTCTTGGCTGCATGCTGTGCTGCAATAATTTCTGGGGTGAGCATCTTCCAGCCCTTAGATCCAGCAAACAAGGATTTTAGATTAGTTGCTCCTTTTAATATATATCCAGCAAAGTTTGCCAAAACACCAGTTAGCATAATTATTGGTCCAGCAATTGCTGTAAAGCCAGCAAAAGCAGTAATTAATTTTTTAACAGGATCTGGTAAGCGATTTAAAAACTTTAAAAGCTTTGTTACAATATTTATAAATTTTGTTCCTATATCAAGAAACTCTTCTCCAAGCGTTGACATTTCTGCTTTTAAAGATTCTATGGCTCTTCTGTATTGTCCAGAAGCTGAATCGGTGACTGCTGATAATTCTCGACCCGCCAATTCCTCCAAGTCTCCAGCACTTGCTTTCATTAAATCTAAAACTTGTAAGGTTTGGCTGCCTTGCTTTCCAAGGTTTTCAAATAACGCATTTAGTCTTGAAAACTGAAACTTACCAAACAATTGTTCAATAGCCTGTTGCTTAGATAAAGGATCTAATTTATCTAAAGCTGCTTGTAATGCGAATAGGGTAGCGGTTGTATCTCCAGCATTATTCTTTACTATTCCTAATAAATCTATTCCGAATCCTTCAAACTTTTTTACCGCCACATCTGTTGGGTTAATTAAAGATGCCAATGCTGACTTTAAAGCATTTGCTCCTTCAGATGCATTAATACCGCCTTCACGCATAGCTGTTAAATAAAGAGCAAGATCTTGTATACTTCCGCCCAATCCTTTAATTACTGGTCCAGCTTTTGGAATTGCTTCAACAAGATCATTTAGCGTTGTTGATGTTTGGTTTTCAACTGCGTTTAAAAAGTTGATAGATTCAGATAGCTGATCTGTGTTTTGCTTAAATGCACTCTGTATAGCTAGAGTTGCTTTCATAGCTTCTTGACGATCTACTTCGCCAAGTACAGCAAGCCTTGTTGTTTCTTTTAATGAACCTAAAAGATCTTCGCCAGTTTTCCCAGTAGCTGCGATATCAGCAGCCAAAGAAATGGTTTCTTTAAAGTTAACCCCCATGGTTGTTGCTAATTCTTTAGAGGTCTTTGTTATTTCCGCTCTTACAGCTCCAAGCTCTTTTGCAGTAGTGCCACTTACATCTCCATAAACCTTAGTAAGTCTTACAAGCTCTTGATCGGCTTCTCTAAATGCTTTAGCAGCCGCTGCGCCAAATGCGGCAATAGGAACTGTTAGTCCTACCGTTAACTGACGTCCAGCCCACTGAGTATTCTTACCCCAGTTGATAAGAGAGGTGGCGCCTTCATTAATTGCACGATTCATTATTTGCAATTCCATGTTGGCTAGTTTTGTTTTATTTTTTATTAAATCCAGTCCTCTTGGAATATGAACTTCATACTGCATGAGGCCTTGAGCATTTCTGCCCAATGGTTGCATAACAGCATTTTGTAGCATTACTTGCTGTCTAGCTAAGTCTCTTATTAATCCGCCACTTGTTTTAGCATGTTGCTGAAATGCTGAGTAAAAATCTCTAAGCTTTAGTCTTCCAGCGTCTAATCCTTTTCCAAATTTTTCTACATCGGAATGTAAAGTAACAAAGTGAGACCCGAATTGCCCAGTGCTTCTTAGGGTTTCTCCAAATGAATTGTTTATTACTTTTACTTGAGATGCTACTGTTTTACCAGCAGAAGATAAACTTTGCTGAAGGTTTTGTAAACTAGCCGTAGCCCTGTGCACTTCAGACACAAGGCTAGACAGATCTGCTCTGGCGACTATATTAGTTATAATCTGCTCGTCGGCCATTAGTAACTACTCCTTAGAATAACCTAGTCCCATTCCGATTCCGAATCCAGCTTCTGATGCGAACACTCCTTGTAGCGAAACGATATCTTCTCCGTCTGCATCTACCCCCAGTGCTCTTCTTCTTACATCCTCGAAGGTGGGACCTGTTTTCTCTGCATTATCATCTAAAGATATACCTTTAAGTGATGCTGCAAACTTTCTCTGGTTTTCTTCCTTCTCCCTCATTGATGTCAATGTTTGAAGAAGTTCTGGCATTGATAGCGAATCCTCTAGGTCTTCGTAATTTTTCCAATGACCTAAAAGAAACACTTCGCCTTCTAAAGCGGCTAGATCTAGTTCTGACCAGCCAGAACCGCTGCCGCTAGAAGGTTTGGGTCGTCCATCTTAATCCCTCCACACACTTCTAGTATGCGATTGATTGTTGGAACGTCCAATGCGTCTTCCAATGTTTCTCTATCTTTTACCAAATCTGGTAGTTGTTTTTCTAATGCAACTGCACACGCATCTATAAGAATTGTTAATGTTTCATCTTCTGTCTGTGATGTTGCTGTTTTTTGAATCGCCGCCATAAACTTGCGGAGTTCCTTAATTGATAGCGGCTTAAGTTTAACCTTAGCGCCATTTTGTAGTTCGATTTCTTCTACGTTATATACTGTAGTAGCCAATTTATCCTCCTTGGATAGTCTCAATTATTATAACATATAGATATTAAGGAGACAAACGAAAAGCCCCCATTTCTGGGGGCTCCCGTGACTACCTAAAATAAATTAGGCTGGTGTCCAAGTACGATCAATAATCTTTCCGTACTCTGATCCAGAATAATTTGAATCTGGGAGCAAGCGGAATGTTACTGGGAAAGTAGTTGGTGTATTACGAGCAAGGGTGAATTGTGACTGTTGTACAGACAAAACACGACGTGCGTAATAAATGCGCTCTGAGTAAGTTGAAGCTTCTGTTGGAGCTTGTCCTATACCGATAAGCTGACGCTCTGTTGGCTGAACGCCAAGAGCACCTGCCTCAAGTCCTAGAACCTGTGATCCTGCTGAACCTGTAAGCGTTGATTGTGCCTGTCCAAAAACAACTAGAACGTTTTCTAGTGTACCTTCGGACAATTCTGTTGCAATCATAACCTCCATCGCAGACTTAAATAGCTTTGCTGTATCAAGCAACTGGTCAACAGTTACTGAATCGTATGTTGGGTTATAAGTGATCTGAAGACCATTGTTTGTAAAACCTACGTTACGATATGAGTTATCTGCACCTTGCGCTGCGTCTAGTGTTACACGATATGAAGCAGCACTGTTGTATGCTGGTACGCCATTCTTAGCTCCAGAAGTAGCAGTACGTGCTACGCCTGGCTCAGAGTTTTCAACCTGTGTAGCATAGTTAGCGGTGGTGGAATCACGCTGTGTGATGTAAAGCGGTGAAGCACCGACTAGAATTTGCTTGGCTGAGTTAAATGCCATTGTTTCTTACCTCCTGTATAAAGAATACATATATATATATATTTTTTCAATCTGTAAATCTTGGCTGGCTAGGCCCTTTCCTCTATGTCTAATTTTAGACTAAAAAGGGTCATAAGGCAAACTATACGAATCGGCCTTCAGTATTTACATGCCTAGAGTATTTGACCTCTAAAACGACGTCCGTAGACAAGAACCCAGACAGTTCTTCAGATGGCTCTGTGGCTGAAATGTCGGCTATGAATATGCTATAGAATTTAAACTTGTTGGACGGAGGCATAAAATAATTTATATCTCTTCCCGACTCGTCCATTCTTCTGTATAGGTCCATCATTAAATTCCTAATAGCCACGATCTCTGAAAAGTCTGTCGAGTATATTGTGAATAGTATTTGCTCGCAACATACCACCCAGTTATCTTCATATGATAGGCCTACCTTGTCATAGACTATATGGGTCTTCCCGCTCAAAAACTGATTCATTTCAGCAAGCTGCTGTACTGGAATTATGGGGGTTATTTCTTCATCGATATTATCGCTATAATAATCCGAGGCATCTAGTATGCCAGTGGACTTTAAGTTATCCCAAAGATGCTTCCTTATGTCGAACATAGGGTCTAATTTATAATCTGTCATATCTTCATCCTCCAAACGCCGACTCTACAGATATCTTTGCTTGAATATCTAGCGTGTTAGGCGAAAAGGAATATTTAACCGTCTTTATATTTTTAGGAAGTCCCATTGCTTTAGCAATCTTATAATTAAATATCTTTTGAAATCCTGATCTTTTAATAGAACTGCTTACCAGGTTGCCCCTAAAGAATTGAGCATATGCTATTTTAAACCTACTTGTAGTTTTACCTCCGCCTGCACGGCGTACTGTTACTGATTTTCCTTTTGGCATAAACACCATAGACCCACGAACTTCAAAAACTAATCTTTCAGCATTCTTTGGTCTTATTACTAGAGGGCCGCCTTCTTCCATAACAACCGCCTTGTTTCTAAACACATGTCTTGTGTTTCCAAAATTAGACGGCACTGCAATCTTAGACATTTCAAAATCGTATCCTATTTGAAAAGATAAACCATTTTGATTTTTAGTTTTTAATTTAAATAATCTAGCAGACGGATCGCCTACGGACTTCCATTCATAAACATGATGAAATTGAGATGGATTAGCTCTTGCTTTTGCATCTACATAATCTCCAAAGTCATTACTTATTTGTTTAAAAATAACATCCCTAAATTTTTTTTGAAATGCAGCACTTGTAGGAAGGCTGGCTAAAACGTGAGTTTGATAATAAAGAGCTGCTGATACCTGAGCCACTGTGCTATCTTTTAGTGCACCAGTCTGCGCCCCTGATGACATTAGCTTTGCTAATCCACTTGAGGCTTGCATCAATACAAAACTAGATGCCAATTTGCTGATTCTCCGATCTCTTCATTGATGAATTGTATCCTAAAACTCTACCGAATGGATCGGTTATTGGGGTAACCCCCATAACTTCAAATACGGTTGGTGTTTCAGTTGGATAGTTAAGTTCAGTCCAAATATAAACATTTTCAGAGTTTTTAATATTTGTAATCTTTTCTCTGGCTGTTAGTCTTTCGGTAGTTCTAACTTGAATAATCTGATCGTTTGTATACCTTTTGTCAAATATCTGATTGTCGCTAGATCTAGTTGTAGCTGAATTACTTATAACTCCTTTTGCGTGGCAAGGAAGAGTTTTATAGTATATCCATTCTTTTTTTAAAGCACCAGTGTTTGAATCTTGTATATCTGTTTGCTTGTATACATCCATAGTCATAGAAAGAACGGCATCAACTATAGACGACATTATATCAACGAGGCTTTGTTTACGACAAAATCTGCAAGAAGCCTATCTGCGTATGCGTTGCCTGTCCCCAAGAAAGCTTCAGGATTATACTCAAATTGCCAGTCAAATGTTTGTATATTTTGAACATATTGATTTTTCCAAACTATATCTTTGGCAAAAAAGTCTTTCATTAATTCTATTGTTGCAAGATCTACCTTGTCTGGAACTTTCTTCCAGCCAAATGTTCCATGAACTTCATACATTACGTTGTTTCTAAATACTCCAGATCCATCATTTATTGATGGCGGAACCATACCGTTTGCAACATATACAGTATTGTCAAGCATGTTTGCCCTATTAATTCTTATTCCAAAATTAGTTTCTGATACCTGTACGTCGTAACCCCAAGCATTTACTACAGGACTAGACAAATTATCTACCAAAATAATATCATTCATATATAGTCTATCTAGGGATTGAATTTTCTCTGGAAGCGGCAATATATCTGAATCAGATCCCAGTACTCTGTATACATCTTTATACTGAAAAAATTGTTGTCCTGTGTAGTTTTCGATTCTTTGACGAGCATATCTTTCTGCTGCTGCCAATTCTCGATATGACTTATAAGTAGGATCGGAAGGATCCGTGCTTATGCCTAGACACATGCAGGCCTGAGACAAGTCTGTGTAAGGCATTACAACAGATACATCGTTTGCATAAAAAATAGTCTCTCCAGACATGTTGTATTGCCAAACTAGTCTTAATGTAGATAGATCATCTGTTATGGTATTTGGTAAATACACAACATACATTCCGACATTGGTTTCATCCTTTTCGGAAGTTATTGTTGTTAGAAGTTGCGTAAGCCCAGGATCTTCTTCTTCAGGGGTTTCTGTTATATTATAGACCTTAACTATTGGCAGAGCATCTGAGTCTGTTGGTGCACCTCTATAAAATATTTGATGATAAACTGGAGATGAACTATTTCTTAATACCTCTGCCATTTATTACGGCTTAGTTATAATACTCCTGCACTTCCTTTGGAGTAGCTAATCTAAACCCTTCCTCCTTATCAAAAATTTCTTGAGCATCCTCTTCAGACATTGCGACAAATGGGTGATCTTTTGTAAATGTATATCCCACAATGTCATATCTAAAATTATCTCTAGTCATTCTTACCAAAACCTTGTCTGCTGACTGCTCCTTTGACGGATCAAGTCTTGGAAGAACTTCATATCCTTCTTCTTCTACACTATCTTCTATATCTTTAATTGTCTTTTGATATACCGCCCATGTCACGCCTTCTTCTGCGAGAGCAGCTACGATATCAGCCTTATTTTTTAGGCCCTCAGTTTCCACAGCAAAGTCTTCTGCGATTTTCTTGAGTTCAGATACTTTTAATGTCTCAAATGACATACTTTCTCCTTTTCTAGGTATGTCCATTATAGCATTGATAAATTAAAATGAAAAGCCCCCCAAAAATGGGGGGCATTTCTTGCAAGCCTACTAATTAATTAAAATTAAGAAGCGACCTTAACGTTCTTTACGACTACCCATGCATCTGCCTGCTCAATTTGGGTTCCAACACGAGTAAATAGTGTGTACTCGATGGAGTCCTTCTTTGGCCAGAAAAAGCGATAAACGGTGACGTCACGCTTGATTCCAATAACAACGTTATTTGGGAATGTCAAGTGAACATCTCCATGGGTGCCTGATGCACCTGAATGTGTTCCTGTTTGGGTTTCGTTGAGTAGTGGGACTTCAACAATCGGAATACCGAATGCGAATGGTGCCACATATCCTGCTGGTCCACCTAGTGGTGCAACTCCGCCACGGATAACGCTTGATGCGATATCTGATGGAATTGTTTGGTTTGTTCCAATGCTGTTAGCATATAGGAAGTCCTGAATTAGGTTTGATCCTGCAAGGAAGCGAAGATCTCCACGGCGTTGCTTGTACTTACGTGGCAAAGCCTTAAGAGCCTTATTGAATACCTCACGAGAAACTGTAGCTCCCGCTGCGTCTACGACGTGTGCGCTAGCCTTAGCCTTCTTAACAATTCCATCGAAGGACTTGTAAAGAAGATCTGTGGTTTGGGCTGTATCTCCATTGAGGATAACATCTTCAATGTCGTTACCTGCTTGAGTTGCCATCAAACGTGCAATATGATCTTCGAGATCAGCACCTTCGATATTGTCCTCAAGTGACTCTGTTGAAAGCTCCCAATCCATGCGGAGTTTCTTTGTTGTTAGAGAAATCTTGGAGAATGTAACACCTGAGTTTGCACTGTTGGTGTTATCTCCTTCGCTAGCGAGCTTCATTAGCTTCTCGCCTACTGACATACGATCAATCTCGGTTGTGTCAGCTCTCATACGTACTGTACGTGCGACTTTACCGATTACGGTTGCGTCGAACATATAGTCAAGGAAACGAGCAGATTGCTCTGGGTTTAGGAGACCTCCGTTTCCGTTTTCGGAAGCACGGTGTACTCCAGTTCCACCAGTGGTGGATGCAAATGTACCTGTTACTGTTGAGCCTGCCTCAGCAGCTTTTTCTAATAGTTCATTGCTCATTATTTTTCTTTCACCTACCTTAGTTAATTATATCGTTCACGGAACCGAGGAAAGAACCGTTCCATTTGGATTTCTTGATTGTTGTTCCAACCGACCCGCCGAGGTCAGAGGACTTCTTAATTGCAGTCTCTGATTCAACTGCATCGACACGCTTTTGGACAGTATCAATCGTGTTCTTGATGTCTTTTACAGCATTAGATAGTACTGAATGCTGCTCTGCCAATTCTGAAATTCTAGTGTCAACACTCTTGCTGAATGTCTCCACTGTTTCTTTAATTACTGCAACTTGTGTTGCATTTGCTTCTGAAGCCTTGCTCAAAGTATCCGAGAAAAATGACTTTAGGTCGCCCAACATTTTTGCAAAATCAGGCTCTTCCATCACAGCTTCTGCGACCTCAGTTGTTTCAACTAGTGCATCTACTGCTTTCTCAAGAGTTTCGGCAGGAGCGTCTTCTGCAGGTGCTGTCTCAGCTGGTGCTGCTTCTGCTACTGCTTCCGCAGCAGCTTCGGCAGGAGCTGTTGTCTCTTCTACAACTGCAGGAGTTTCTTCCACTGCTGCAACTGTTTCTGTGTTTTCTGACACTACATTACCTCCTTCTGCGTTTGCCTGTTTTGCGATTGTTTGTGTTTCAGGCAACGTAAATCTTGATCTTTTGTAAGAATCAAGAATCTTATCTATATCCTTTGCTTTGTTAACATCATTAGACTCTACCCATCCAATTAGAGCTGCTGGTTTTCCTGTGACGGGAGAATCGTATGTCTTATCTGTTGAGATAAAAACAGAATCGCTTTCCTCACAATAAAAAATATTTTCAATAACGGTTTCTGCTGCAATTCCCTTAAACATTAATTGACCATTCTTTTTTTGAATAGACAAAATATTGCAAAGCTCATTTGCTGGAGAGTCTACGATTGATAGTTCCATCAATTCATATCCTTTAATAAATCTAACTGTTTTTCCAGTAGACTTATTAACTTCATTATCAGAATCTGTTATTTTTCCGCCGATTGAGAATCCTGCCAAAGTTCCATCCAAAACTTTTTCCCAAGTGTCTTGTGCGCCTTTTGAAATATATGCATCTACATATACTCCATTATAAAATTCTTTTGTAGATGGATCGTAGTATGTCTCTGGCTTAAATGAAACCATTTTGCCTACAGCATTTGATCCATGCATCTCACGAATATTTCCACGGAAGCTTTCAAATGCCTTTAGGCTAGCTTCTGCAGTTACAAGGTCTCCAGTTTGATCAACGTTATCTAGCGTTGCAAAGCCAGACACTGTTCTTTTTTCACGGTTGACTTTTGTGAATGGAACAGATAGACTAATGACGTCGCCATTAGATGACCATAGAGATTTCTCAATATTCATATGTATTATTTTATACTTGATACAATCAAAAGGCAAATAATAGTTGAGTGATATTACTCAACCTGTCTTCCTTCCCCTTTAGGATTTCTGGCTTCCCCTTGACCATCTGGGGCCTTGGCTGACCGCTCTCTATCCCTGGTTCTGCTTTGTAGTGCCTGTGCCTTAACTTCTGCTGCCTGGGCCTGCAAATCTACGACCTCATCGCCGCCATCAAGAGGGATCATACCCTTTCTAATTCTAACTTCATTTGGGGTAATTACCTGCATTCTTAAATATCTTTCATCAATTTGAGACTGAGTGTCCTCGTCAGTAAGAGTTAATTCATTGAATTTAAGAATAAGGGCGTCTGTTTTTTCTTCAAATATTCTATTTATTTTCTTTTCAAGGATAATTTGAGATGGTCTGCAGACCTGCTCCTTAAATGTTTTATCTGCATCTCTAGCATTTGCCAAAGACACCCCTTCAGGAACTCCAATTTTATTAATAGGAACTCTGTGGGCAATTAATATTTCATCTCTATTTGCGGACCTATAAACATTAAATGAAGACTCTTGAGTATTTGCCTCAACTGGTTCCATTTTAAATTCAACCTTAGAATCTGGTGAATCTGCTGGTAGGGGAACATATAGAGATCTATGGCTCTTGCCCTTTAGCCCGACCTGGAAAAATTCTAATAGCTTTCTTTCTGACTCTGAGGAAAGCTTTGCTCCCTTGACTGTAATAATATATCTTGGGACTGCCTTGTTTTCAAAATAATCTAAATTATATTTTCCAGAAAATTCGTTTCCAGCTAATGCAACTTGTGCTGCAACGATATCTGGTATTCCGTAATAATTATTCATAGGAGTGTACTTCTTTAAATGAATAATTTCATTAGGTCTATCTTCTTGACCAGCAATTGGATTCTCGGTATCCTGATCTCCGAAGTTACGGAAATATACCGCCTTGCCGTATAGCAATTGAATAAAGCCGTCACGAAGGCGACGTACACGCATCGTCTTTGCAGGAATGTGTCCTATATAACCTATGTTTCCTGCTGTAGTTCTTCCTACTTCTAGATAGCCATTACCTGTTGCCTCAAGATCTGTGTAGACCTTGATAAGAGTTTGAGTAAATGTATCTTCATCATTTGTAGAGTCAAGCCAAACATGCAGATCTTGTCTTAATTTATTAAGCTTCCTTCTTGCTCGCTCTAGCTGTTTTTCATCTGTAATATTATCTATTGCATCGTTGGTCTTCTTTGTTTCTACAAAATCAAATCCTAGTCCGACTATGTTTGCAACCTTAGCATTAATTGCTGCGTAGTTATAGGGCGAAACTTCATAAATTTTTGATAGATACTCTAAGTTGTATGTAGGCTCAATTAAATCAAACATGGCATATCCAGTTATGGCTTGAGCCAAAAGGTTTTGCTGTGTGGCAGTTCCTTCTATTCCAGTAAATGCCTTAGTAAATTCTCTGCCTATTTTTCTTCTAAACGAAGCGCCTAGCCCTCTTAGCTTTTTAATCTCTTCAAGGTCGATCTGAAAAGGATCATTAGATATAACATCAGAGGAACTCTTAAACTTAAACCAGTCTGAGTTGTTTGATATCTCTATTGTATTGTCAGAATTTTCGTCTTCTATAAATTGCATATTATTTACCTCTCGAAATTAAATTTTTCATTTCGTCTTTATAAACGCCAATGTCTAATGGGTCTGGAACTAGTCCCCATTCTAATCTTTGTTTTTGATATTCAAATTCTTCATCATCAATTTTTCTGCGTCCCGACAGAAATTTAGGCTTACCATCATAGATACCAAAAGATCTTACTTCACGAGCAAGAGCGTCTATTTTAGACTTATTCCCCTTTTTGGAGGTTATGGATAGAAAGTTTCCGTCGTCATCGCCTATCCACCTACCGTCTGGCATTTCCCAGACATATATGCCTAAAGTGGTCTCTTCTTCTTGGATCTTGCTGTTGACCTTATTAATATTCATAGGAATTCATTTTACCACTTTTCAGTGCCTAAGTCCAGCTTTTTGTCACACCAAGTGACAAAATTATACGCTTCGAATAACTATATATTCATCATCATAGTATTCTGCGCCAGAGTCTGTCACCTCTAATGACGAAAGTGAGCTTGATAGGGCAGGTCTAGATATATATGAATTATAATTATCTACTATATCTGCTTCTGAAAAAATAGATTCATAAAGGGCTATATTATTATATGAATTAGAGGGGCCAGCCAAATTAAAATTAATATCTCCATTTATTGAAGAGTCTGTCACTATAGTCACCAAATAAAGCATGTCTGAGGCGAATACAGAGCCGATAGATGATGTGGAGGTCTTTGATACCCCATTGACATAAAACTGGCTTATACCCGTCTTAGAAATTGCTCCAGAGCCATTCCAGGACAGGTTTAGCCCAGAAGAATTTACTAGGGTTGTAGCTGTTAATGCTGAGGGTCTAAAAAAGAACTCTATTGTTCTAATATTAGAGGCATTTATTTTAAATCCATTATTTGGGATTGTCACAATACCGTCATTTTTAAATCTTAATAGTGGGGGAAGATTAAAAGAAGATACAGAATAATCATAATCTGATTCTATTTTATACCCATAATTTTGAGCATATACGTCCTTACTGGAATAAAATTTAATTTTAAACTTAGAGAATCTTGGTAAATACTTAGAGGCGTCGCTAGAATATATTCTTATTTTAATGTATAGCAGTCCTTCTGAAACTGTTGTGCCTTTATTATAGAATGGCATAAAAGATCCGTTAGAGCATTCTTCATAATTTTCTCCGTCTTGGCTGACAAATACCGTAATACCTTTATCCGCCAGCCATTCTATTTTTGAGGAAATTATTCCTAGGCTAGGGGGCACGTTTAATATATCGTACAAGAAAACTTCTTTTGATTCTGAAGCTTCCGATAAATAAAAAGATAGAAATCCAAAGCTTGGATCATAGAACAAATCTTCTTCTACAAAGCTTTTCATTTTATCTGGTGTAAATTCGTAAGTAAATACCTTGGGCATGTCTTCTTCATTTGTTGGGAAGAGATACCCTCCTTTTGAATCTACTATTTGAAAAGGACTGACTGATATTATGCCGCTTAAATAATGATCGTATATTTTATTAGATGTAAGAGCATACCTATAAACTGCTGGTGCATCTACTATAAAATAATCATTAGCGCTTTCTGTTGGACCTAGGTATAGAGACAAAGAAGAGTTATCAAATTTAAATCCTGATATAGACTTTGAAGCAACTTCTGCTCCATCTATAAAAAGCTTAATAGAATTAATTGCATATACCCCAACTAAGTGCATTACCTTTTTGCTGTTTGAAATAGTATATGTAGCTTCATGAGATTGAATTTTAAATATTACATTTCCATTTTCATAGAAAAGACCTATTCCTGCAGACTCGTCTGCAAACAATACTGTTCTATCTGAAGTAGTTATATTCTGATGAATCCAAACCTCTATTGTAAAATCATTATCAGATGTATCTATATCTCCTAGTCCTCCACTTGCCGTAGAGGCATAGTAGTCTTTTGTTGTAGGAAGAGATATATATTTAGAATTATTAATTAAATTACCAGCAGCCCCACCTGGAATAAGTGGAAGTATTGATGAGTCTAGGCCTCCATAATATGTTCCGTTATTAGCACACCCAGAATTATCAAATGCAATAGATCCAGAAGATTCATCTAGCTTCCAAAATCCTATTGGATAATCTCTTATAACTTTAAGATGATATGACATCCGACTCACCTCCATTTACTGCTTTATTGTAAAATAAAACATTGTCTACTAATCTTGGATCGTATTTTAGACCTAATGCCATTTTACCATGCTCTAATGCCTCATTGTAAAATCCTAGGTAGTAGTTCGCCAAAGCCGACAGATCGTATGGCTTCCATCCCCAGGCATCAGCTTCACAAAAATACTCTAGATATTTTTTCTTTATTAATAAGGCTTTATCTGCAAACTCTTTAGTCTGTTCCCAATCTTGTTTTTCGTAATACAATTGAGCAAGATCTACAAAGGGCTCTCTTCTTTCAGGGCACTCTTCTATTGCTTGTCTTAACCAGAACTCTGCATTATCTGGCTCACACTTTGCTAAGTATCTCATAGACTCACATCTCTCTGGCTTCCAGACTGCTGAAGGCAGGCTAAGATGTCTTCTAAACTCTTTGGCGGCATCTTCGTAACTTAATCTGTAATACAATTCTCTAGCATAATAATGAGAGTTTCTATCGCTTGCTGGATCTTCTTGAACTGCTAAAGATAGTAGAGCTAAATATTGGGATCTAGATTTTAAATTATCTGGCAAATGATATATTTTAATATCTGTTGATTGTTTTTTTTCTTCTATTCCATATGGCCCAACAGATTCATGAACTGGGTACTTCCACCTATACCCTTGTCTCTTGTGTATTCTTAAGGCTTCAAATTCTAGTCCTGGGTCGCCTATTTGATCTATATGAGTAACTAATTTATGTAATGGTCTATTTATTTCAGGATTTAATTTTTCTATTTCTGATCTCCAGCCTTTGGACAGTACCTCGTCTAAATCTAAAGATATGCAATAATCTATATCCTTTGGCAATAGAGCAAGAGCAGCATTTCTAGCATCATCAAATCTCCAAGGGTTAATAGAAATATTAAAAACATTTATACCAAGTGATTTAGCTATCTCTACTGTTTGGTCTTGTGAGCCTGTATCTGCTATAAGTAAATAATCTGCTTCTTTTGCAGACTCATACCATCTTTTTACAAATTGCTCTTCATTTAATGCGATACTGTATACCGCTATTTTCATTCTTACTCCAATGACTATAAGCGGGTTATAGAGTTGCCCATTCCGCCGTGTACACCACAATTATAATAACTAGTTGTTGGATAATTATACTTTACTGTAATAAAAACTTTTCTTGGGGTCGCTGATGCACTCCAAGCGGCTGAGTAATTTGCATATGTAAGATAGTCAATTCCAGAAACATTATATATTACTCCACCATTATTATAATCGAGTGCTGTTCCTGTGTTATCTTGAGTAGTCGACAAATAGAATGGATGAGAATCAACAGTATTACTTGATACATCTAAAATATAAGTAATTCCTGGAAGGAATTTTAATACTGGAGCTTCTACGCCATCAAAGAAATATTTATTTCCTCCGCCTGTACTCTGTACTGTGATGTTATGAGTTATTGTTGTTCCGCCACTAGCGCCTACTGCCCCTGTTGGGCCCGTAGCTCCAGTTGATCCCGTTGCGCCAGTACTTCCTGTAGGTCCAGTTACTCCGTTTGCTCCTGTTGGGCCTGTAGCTCCTGTTGCTCCATTAGTTCCATTAGTTCCATTTGTACCAGTAGGTCCAGTAGCCCCTGTTTCTCCTGTTGCGCCAGTTGGACCCTGAACATTACCTACATCAGACCATTGTGCATTAAGCCAAATGTAAAGTTTACCAGCAACAATATATCCGTCTCCAGTTTGTCCTGTTGGTTGTGCTGATTGTAATTCTGCAAGACTGTTATACGAACCTAAAATATTTAATCCTGCTCCAGGTGCACCAGCTGCTCCTTCTACGCCAGTTGGACCAGTTGCACCAGTACTTCCTGTAGGTCCAGTTGCACCAGTAGTTCCTGTAGGTCCTGTAGGTCCATCTGGACCAGTGGGACCTTGCTTTAATGTAAAGCTAAGTACGGCGTCTGTGCTTGTCCCTGTGTTTGTAACAGAAGGAATTCCATCTGGTCCAGTTGGAGTTGTAGTTCCAACTGCAATAGTTGCTGGTCCTGCTGGTCCAGTAGCCCCTGTAGGTCCTTGCTTTAATACAAAATCAAAAACTGCTGCAGCTGATGATCCAGAATTTGTTATAGAAATATCGCCAGCTGGTCCAGTGCTGCTTACGGTTCCAATACTTACTGTTGAAGCAGATCCAGTTGGACCCAGTGGACCTGTAGGGCCTTGCTTTAATACAAAATTTAAAACAGCATCTTGTGCTGTTCCAGAATTAGTAACTTCAGGAGATCCATCTGGCCCAGTTGGATTTACTGTTCCAATTGATATTGTTGCAGGTCCTGTTGCACCTGTTGGACCTTGGAATTGTCCAGCATCAATCCATTGCGTTGAAGCCCAAACATAAAGATGAAGATCTGCTTGAACAATCCAAGCATCTCCATCATTATTTCCTGCTGAAGGCAGATCTGCTGTTGTAGCTTTTGTACCCTTAATATTTATTGATGCGCCTTGTGGACCAGTTGAACCAGTTGGACCAGTTCCGCCTGTTGCACCTGTTGGTCCTGTTGGGCCTAATAGACTTGCTGCAGGTACCCAATCTGGTGGCTGAATTGTTGTGTCCCATAGATAAAGATATGCAGTTTCTCCAACAAAAAATGCATCTCCAGTAGTATTTCCAGTCGGAGGTAGTTCTGATTCTTCTTGCAAAACTCCTCTTACGGTAATTCCAGATCCAGTTGGGCCAGTTGGACCTGTTGCGCCAGCAGATCCTGTTGGTCCAGTTACTCCTTGAATTCCTGGTGTTCCATTTGTACCAGATGCCCCTGCTGCTCCTGGATTTCCAGCTACTGCAAATACCCATTCAGAAAAAGTTCCACTTCCATTTTTTGCATCTAATGCAACTGTTATACTTACATTTGTTACTAACGCAGAAATGATTCCTTCCATATATGAAGTAAAATTAAGTGGATTAATAATTCTTACACGCTGTCCTACAACATAAGCTCCGCTAGTATTTACAAAAAATGTTTTTGCTCCAGTAGAATCAATTGTTTGAGTTGTAGTTGAAATTACATTAGAATAGCCAGCGCCAGTTTGTCCTGTTGCCCCACCTCCGCCGCCGCCTGAACCAGGTGTGCCGCTTAAATCTATTCCTGATATTGTTACTGCAATAGTATTTGGAGTAGTTGTAACGGCAGCCAATACTTCTCCGCTATTAATGATTAATGAGTGTTCAAGTCTTAAACTTGAATTATTTGGAATGTTATTATCACCATAAAGCTTATAAGGATCAAGGCTTGACCTATTGATTCCATACAAATTAATTAACGCATCTGCATTTGATGGTAAAAGATAAATACTAAATGGGAGCGTTGATTCGCTAAAGTTTGTTACAAGAAACTCTTTTATTATTATTGTTGATGTAGCTGTAAAAAGCTTTTTAGGAGTTGATAGTAAGGTTTCGGGTCCAGATATTCTAATCGGAGCATATGACATTTTCTAGCCTCCTAGACTATAGACCACTTAGATCTTAGATCTTTTTCTACAGTATTGTACTCTGCAAACTGAAGAGCTCTATCGTAGATGATTAGTTCTCCTATTTTAAAGTTTCCATAAGAGGAAACATATCTTCCTATTGATTGTCCAGTCATTGAAGCAATAGAGCCTGAAGATACAGCACGAGAGACTTCAGCATTGTTTCTTCTTACGATTCTTAAATTATTTGAAAGGTCATAAACTAGTGTGTAGATTTCTGTTGTTCCTGCTGGGGCAACTGTTACAATAGATCCCTGATCATCATTTCCAAATCCAAATCTATGAGTATTTGAAGTAAGGTTACCAGTATACAAATTAGTTCTTGTTGCAGTATTTGTTCCGCCTATAATCCAAGTATTATTATTTGCTGGCTTTGAAGCAACATAAATTACAGTAAAAGATTTTCCAGCAATATAAGATAAAGTTTGATCTGAAAATGTCATGAAGTCGTCTGTCCCGTCAAAATTGATTGCTCCCAATCCGCCGAGACCAGTTGGCTGAAATGTTGGTCTATTTGCTCCAGAGCTTGACATGTTTCTAACTTTTCCAGACTTATCGTTCCATTGAGAAACTAAATTCGAACCATCTCTAATTACTGTAGCTGGCAGGGCAGCATCTAGGTGGAGCTGCATACCCACTGTGGTAAATCTAGCTCTTCTAAAATTTGAACGCTGATTATCGAACAATTAAGCTTCTCCTCCTGGATAAACGACTGGCTTATTTGGCCAAGTTACATCTGATATATTATCATATTCTTTCAAAAGAAGCAGCTTATCTCTGTAAGCTTTCCAAGCATTAATATGTGTTTCAGAAAGAGTGGTATCTGAATCTACCCAGCTTGTTGATATTAGTTCAAAATCAATGTAGGCTTCAAGAATTTCTTTTTGCTCTTCTGTTGATATGTTTTCTACTCTTACTGAATATACTTTACCGCCTTGAATATAAGGCTCACATTCAATTAGCTTTTGTGTATTTGTATTATATTCAATAGTATTAATTACTTCTACTGCATCATTATCTTCTAAGAAGCTTCCGTATTCGCCGCTTTCAGGAAAAGAGGAGTTTGGAAATAGACGATCTAGCCTTCCAGAGGCTACTATTTCATTGTTCCTTACTATGGCGTACATTTTGCCTCCTAATTAAATAAATAGATCAGCGAATGCGTATCCGCCAAATATGTTGGTGCCACCGTCTCTGGTATAAAAATTTAACAAAGTGGTATTTGTTGATAGCAATGGTGCAATATTAGATGCTCCGCCGCCGTCCCACTTAATTGTTCCTGGCCAAGTAATGGTGTATGATCCACCGTTCTTGATCTCAACTTGCCAAAATGCTCCCTTACCAGAAGTAGGCATTCCTGCAAAAGCTACGGTCATATTTCCGTTAGCAATCATTTTAAATACTCCAGCTTCAGAAACATTGCAAGTTGCAGTTCCTGCAGCATTAATGGTTCCCTTATCTTGGTACTCTACAGGGATATTAAAATATGTATAACCCTGTCCATTAATTGGAGCCTGTAGATATGTGTATGTCCATAATGCTGGTGTTACAGCACTTGGCGACATTGATACTGGCATATTATTCTCCTCTTATTTCTTTGTGTTAAGCTGTCTTAACCCAATATGTAATTATGCAAACTCCAGAGCCACCGCTTCCACCGCATCCTCCACCTGATCCCGTGTTCTGATAAGCAGATTCTCTTGGAGATCCAATATAGTCTCCACGACCTTGTCCTCCACCATTTGAGCCTGGGCCTCCAGTACCTCTTCCGCCGCCACCGCCGCCTCCAGCTACTCCATAAAGCCCTGATCCTCCCTTGCCGCCTGTTTGACGACGACCAGAGTCATTTGAGTTGGCCATTCCTGGGCCACCTCCTGAAGAACCTTCTGAAGAAGCACGGCTTCCACCGAAATATCCTGAATATCCTCCGTTGTTATAAAAGTTTAATCTTCCGTAGTGTCCAGCGCCACCAGCGCCTCCGCCGCCTCCGCCAGAACCCCATGAGTTCTGCCAGTTACCTTGGCCGCCGCCGCCTGAACCAATTCCTGTGATGTTGTCTGCTCCTGGTCCACATGAACCAGACTGACCGTTTCCTTGTGTTGATCCTCCACCGTATGCGACCATATAAAATGGTTGTCCCGAAGTTCCAAATGTAGAGTTTCCACCTTGACCATTGCATCCTCCGCCGTTACCGATTCCAATTGATATTCCAGAGTTTACTGCAACTGATGAAATGTCAAGAATTCTTCTTAGAACTTGGCCTGCTCCGCCGCCACCGTGGTTTGTTGATCCATTATCGCATCCACCACCACCGCCGCCACCTACCAAAGTAACTTCTACTTGAGGAGCGCTATTATTTGGGCGAGTCCATTGTCCACCAGATAAAATAGTTACGTTGTACTGATTATAAAATCCAGAAATTTGTGCAGCCAATAGAGGGATAGCTACAGAAACAGAAAGTGTTCCTGCGGCAGTTTTTATTTCAGAGTCCAGCCCTGGTACAAATATTTGATTAATCGTTCCGTATGTTGCCATTAGTTAGGCACCTCTATTTCTAGCCATTCATCATGGTTAATGTATTGTGGATCTTCGGGAAGCAATTCTGCTGGCTTCTTGAATTTTCCTTCTTCTATTTTCCAGGCAACTCCTGGTTTAATTTCTAAATCTGTTATATCAACTCTTTCAAAAGCTGACCAATCTGGATGAGATGAAACAAATTCTTCATCTGCTATTATAATGTTTCCAACAACACCATTTGCAATAATTGCCCATTCTCTTGCCATATTAGTTGCCTCCTGCTAATTCATCTGCAGCTGGCTCAGTTAATGGAACCAAAGGTTCTGCAGGGAGTGGTGTTGGAAGAACTAAATCATTTTTATTCCAACTCTGTGTTTCAAAATTATATGTCCAATGCATTCTTGGATGATCTTCTGGAACCCACTCTGTGTAATCAAAATAAGCAAGATCTTTCCAATCTTCGTTACTCAATACTGCATCTACATTTTCTAGGTAAACGAGGTTATGCATTGTTCCGTCTGGATTGACTAGTGCAAATCTTTTAAACATATTATGCCTTGACGTACCAAGTAATTATTGCTACGCCATTACCTCCTCTTTGGCCTACTCCACCACTGTGATTATTTCCTCCGCCGCCTGAGCCAGTTCCGTCTCGTCCTCCAGCGCCTGAGTTATCTGTTGTTTGTGATCCTCCAGCGCCTCCGCCGCAAGATCCTCCGCCGCCTGCTCCGCCGCCGCCACCACCGCCACCTGCAATTCCGTATAGTCCATCTCCTCCTGAGCCACCTACTCCAATCCAGCTTGTCCAGCTATGATTAGCTCCTGCTCCGCCGCCTGATGCACCTGGACCGAATCCAAATCCACCTTGGTATCCTGGACTTCCTGTTCCGTTACCTTGAGTTGTATTCATAGCCATCCAACCAGAGCCACCAGCGCCACCACCGCCACCTGCTGCGCCATATTGCCAGTCTCCACCAGCGCCACCGCCGCCGCCTGAACCTCCGCCATTTCTGCTTCCCATGCCTGCGCCCATGTTGCCACTGTTTCCATTGTTGCCAGTTCCATATGGATATCCTCCACCACCACCGCCGTAAGCGATACAGTAGAATGAATTTCCATTAACTCCAAATGATGAGTTGCCACCATTATTACCATTTGAGTTTCCGCTAACAGCATTACCTCCAGCACCAATTGTTACTGGGATAGTTCCTCCAATTGCAACAGAAGAAATGTCTAGCCATGTTTCAATTAGCTGACCTGATCCGCCGCCTCCTGAGCCGTTGTGAGACCAAGAATGACCGCATCCACCCGATCCTCCACCACCGACAAGTATAAGCCTTATTACTGGACCAGAGTTTGCTGGTCTTGTCCAGTTACCAGAGCTGTAAATTCTTTGCTGTCTTGGCAAAAACATCGAGCTAACTCCAGCAGCAGCAATTGCTTGTGCAGTAATTCCTTCCTGCAATCCTTCTGTGATTGATGCATTAATTGTTTGTGTCAATCCAGGCAGGTATGTATTACTTGCTGACGTGGATACTTGTCCGCTAAAGGCCATTTTTATTACTCCTTAAATCAAGATGATGTTATTTTAACACCTGAGATGAACATTGATACTGCTGCTGCATTCCCTGCTGTTACTGCGATAGTTTCAGCTGTATTAAGAACTTGCTTAATATCCAATGTCATAAAGGTTTGTGGCGGAAGACTTAGCTGGTAAGCCAAGAAAACTCCTGCCATTTTTACGTTAAATGTTTGTGCTGAAAGTGTTAGGTTCTGTACAGTAATTGATGTGATAACATCTGTCTCTGCAGCAGGAACTGTCCAAACACCTGTCTCTACGTTAGGTACGACTCCTGCATAAAATCTCGCAGGCAAACTTACTGTTGTTGGCATTATAGTACTCCCATGTGGTTATAAATTGTAAAATTGTTTAACTCATTAGCAACTGCTGCTACCTGAGTTGCGCCAGCAGCGGCAACTGCTGCAACCTGTGTGCTTCCAGAAGCAGTCACTGTTGTGACTGCGCCAGTTACGGCGGAGGAAATGTCATTTAGCTTTGTATTTGTCGCAGCAAGAACATCATTTACTCCTAAGAGATTGCCCATTGCTTCGATTGCTTTTGCTAGATAAACTAATTCTTGTGCTCCTAGTGTGGCCGTATTAAGAGCGGTAACTTTGGTCTTAAATAGGTCAACCTGAGCGGTTAAACTTGCATAATCTGGCATTTATCTCTCACCTCTCATATAGTATAGCATAATAGAGTTATTGGGCAGGCGGGACAGGCCATTCAACGTTATAATCTACAACATCTTCTGGCAGGTCTCTTAGAGCCTGTCTATATTCTCTCCATTGCTCTCTTAATTCTTCAGACATGGGGGCAGTTTCAATCCAGTCAGTTTCTAGTAATTTAACATTTCTTAAATGCCTAGTTGCAGACTTGGCTCCAGATATTAATATCTCTGCCTTCCAAGCATTATGTTCTTGGTCAGTCATAACCCTTGGAGTTCCATTATCTAGTTTCATATGTTTTTCATATGAAAATTCTTCTATCTCATACCAATCAGATCCTTCTGGGGTATCTACTGATGTTGTTGTACCAATTTGATTTCCCGCCTCATCAAATTGAACCCACTTTTTAATTTCTGGCAATATTTCTTCTGTCATTATCTATCTCCATATAATGTAGCGGCCTGATTCCATACTTTATGAGAATCAATTGTGCTTGTATAGTTATTATTGTTATGCTCATTAAATGCCCATGCTGCCATAGTCAATCTCATGTCTGGCTGAATCCAGAAATTAGAATTGAATGTTGACTGCAAAGAATAGAATCCATTAGTTTCTGTCCAGTGATAATTATTTCCAGTATCTGTCCAGTAATGAAATGTATTGCACCCAAGAACTGCTGCAGTTTTACCTGGAGCTAGCGAAAATGTTCCGCCAATTCCGTCATTGGATGGATTTGATCCAGTTCTTGTTGCAAGATTTGACCAGCTTACGCTTGTAGAGCTTGAATATGTTGTATTGTTTGGAATACCTACTTGTAGTCCTGCTCCATCTGCTCCTGATGCCCATCTGGTTGAGAACAAAAAATAGACAGTTACGTTATAACTGTTTGTAGGATGAAAGTTTCTAATAAACATTACCCTAGATCCAAAAGGACCTGCTGAAGTATTCTGTGGATATGTGTGTAAGCGTGAAGCAACATTTCCGCATATATTATTTGTTGCCCAATCTAGCCTCTTGACTCGTCCAGACATATAATTCTTATAAGATTCACTTTGTCTACGATATCCGCCAAGTGCGTGCCAAAATGCTCTTTCAGCATCCCACGGTTGAGTTCCCGTCATGTATGTATGAAATGTTGTCCAATCATCTCCGTTACCCCATGAATAGTTACCCATCATAGAATTGCCACGAACATTTACAGAATAAATAGATGGAATGTGGAATGGAATTCTAGATCCGTCTGTAACCTCTCTAAACATTTCAATTGGTTGCTTTACTCCAAGAGAAGCTGCTGTTACTCCTAGGCTGCTTGCGCTTACTCCTATTGTTGGAATAAATAATGTATCAAAATTTGCCATTATGTTAGTACCCATCCTCTCGTAGCATTTACATAAACTAATCTTACTGCGGCTCCTGCTACGTTTACAACTAGATCTTCTAGTAAGCCTTGTATTCTTGAAGAGTTTCTTCCAATAGTAAATGCAGGGGATGCGGTGCTTACTGTTGCACCAGTTGCATCTATTAATGTGACAGCAAACCCTAGAGATGGGTTTAGGGGTAGTGTTACGGTAATACCTTGTTGAGTAACAAATATTCTATCGTTATTTAATGAAGTTAAACTTGCTGTAGCTGTTGTCCAGTTTGATGGCAGCTGTCCAAGAGATGTTTGAAGTCCAGAAACTGTAGACTGTAGAGTTGAATATTGTGTAGAATTTGTAGAAACAAATCCCTCTACGTTTGTTGTTCTGGCTTGCAGATCATCTATATCTGCCTCTGCGGATGTCAATCTAGCTCCGTTAGTTCCAGCATTAAATGCTGTTATGGCTGCGGTTTTAGTAGTCTCAATATTAGCAATAGCTGAGGTAAGTGCGTTGTTTAAATCTGCTACTCCCAAAGAATTTGCTATTGCATTTAAAGAGGCTCCGACTAATGACAACTCATTTGCATCTAGAGTGCCGCTATTCATCAGTGCTGATGCTGCTGTTTTATACTGCTCTATCTGTGTGGATAAAGTTGTGTAATCTGGCATTTTTTAGGCCTGCGCTTCCGTCCATGATAGCGTTGCTGAAATATTAGCCGCTGATGAACCTAGATTTGTTGCAACAATTGACAAGATGTCTGGGGCATTTGGGAATCCTGGAGCTGCTGTACTTCCGTCTCCATTTAGGATTGAGTTACCCAAATCTCTAACTTTTGTCAAGTCAATACGAGTAACTGAGTAGTTGGTACCACCTGAGTTATCCGTATAGAATGCGAATACACGGTCTCCTCCCGAAACTGTATTTGTTGGCGAAAGAACTGGGGAACCTGGGACACCTGTTCCGTCATGATAAATAATTTGTGCAAGAGAACCAGAGCCTACTCTGCTCTGTGACCATGCATTAGGAATATCAACTCCGTTTAGAGATTGAGCATTGAGAATTCCTTCAATCAAAAATTGTCCTTGAGACAATATGTTTACGTTAAACAGCTTCAGCTGCATCGTATTCATAAGCTCACGAAGACCAAAGTTTCTTCCTGTACCGTTATCTACTGAAGGCGCCACTCTAAGAGAAATTAAAGGACGTGCCTGCTGGGTAGCTCCAAACACCTGTGTTACTCCTCCATTTGGATTTATAGCTGAAGATGTTTCGTCTGGCTGAGCGAGGGCGTAAGATATTGTATTTGATGTAACTGCTGACAAAGTAAATGTTCCATTATAAAAACTTGATGTTGTTGCTCTAGCATTATTTGCAGTAGGAACTAAAGTGAATGGAATATTTGTTGATGATCTTGAGAACAATATTGTTGTACTAGTTACGCCAGTAATTGTCCAGGTGCCATTAAATACTCCGTCTACACCAACAACAGTAACACTCTGTCCTACTCTATGTCTGTGTGCTTGAGACATTGTTAGTTCTGCTATGTTAGATGTCAACCTCTTATATGTGATTGTAGATATATCATTAACTCCAGAAACTACTGCCGCTACTCCAGCTAACAATGAGTGTGGGGCTGATGTTGTTAAGGTTGCAATTCCAGAAGATCTAACTCTTGAAACAAGTGTTGCTGAGACTGATCCAGAACCTCCAACCTGCATAAATCTCTGCATACCTGCTGTAAAGATGAACGAGGAGTCGTCGTCGAATCCTCCGTCCATAATAACTGAAGATCCCCAGTGTGACATAACTGGAGCGCATTCCTGAGAAATTACTTGAATAGAAACTTGAGCGGATCCTGATCCTCCTGGAATTGTAGCATCTGGTCTGAACGTTGCTTGAACATAACTTCCATTTAAATTGTATGCTTGTCCTGAGTAATATGTTACATAAGGCTGTCTGCGAATCAAATTGAGTGCATATCCTCGTGCTGTTGAATTATATGCACCTATACTTGTATATTGTGCAATTTCGCAATAGCTTTCATCTGAGATTCTTAAGAATCCGCTTGCTGGCCAATAATCAACATTTTCAACATACATAACTGTATCGTTTGGTAGTAGGTTTGAACCTCTTACGGCAGTTCCGCCTGCAACAAGTCTTGTAAACTTTGTTGGCTCATTCATTGCTTCATAACGAGCTGGCAAGTTACCAGAACGCTGGTACGCCTGTACATTTACGTTATTATGTGAAATTTCATGGGCCCAAGAAATTTTTCCTCCTTGGCCTCTAAATCCATAACGAATTGTTCCTGCGCCGTACCATGAGTAATCAATAAATGTCATTTGCATCTTTGATGGATCAAATACGTGGCCAGAAGGACCAGTTCCATCAAATTTATCTAGGTTCCATTGTGATTGTGGAATTTTTTGGATTTGTGTCTTTCTAAATTTAACGTTAGGCTGCGTTGCTCCTCTATACGCTGGAGCAATTATCATATCTGTATCTGAGTTGATTTGAATAACTCTATATGATTGTCCTCTGATAACAATTTTGTCTCCTGACAACAATTGTTTTCTAAAGATAGTATTAGTTCCAGTTACAGTACTATTAAATTTAGTTACCGAAACCGTTCCTCGTAATTCTTGAGTTGACCACTGACGGCAGCAATAAATCCCTTGCCCATCATACTCAAACCAAAATCCATCTTGTTCTGAATACAATCCAGCTCTAGTTGAAGCACCTTTCCATGTATATGCTGTTGCATATACGTTAACTCCGCCAGGAATTTGATCAATTGCTGATAGCACCTGTGAAAAGTTTACATTATATTTAAATGTTGTAGAGTCAATAACTGCTGTGATTAAATGAATACCATTAAATGGATTATAGTCTCCAGCAATTTCAACTCCGTCAATTTTGATATAGGCTCCTGGCTGAAGGTTGTGTGAATCTAGTGTGGTTACTGTTATATCGTTTGATCCAACATTTACACTTTGTGCTGCGATATACTGAACTTCAAATGTTGGAGTAAATTTTGTTCCAGTTGAAAACAGGATTGACTTTCCTGACTGATAACGGAAGAATCTACGTGTTTGACGAATTGTTTGCGTTCCGCAAACATTGTTACCAGTTGAAAGGATAACTCCACCGTCCATTGGTCTGTGAGTTACATAACCTTCTGGCTTTGCATAAAATCCTTGACCAACCGTATTGATTGGATTATTAATTTGTTGAGCCGCCATAAATGACATTGTATTTGGGCTATCTACTGTATCAATAAAGAAGCTTCCGTAAAAATTGCTTCCTTCTTTTTGTGTTATAAGAATTGGTGTACCTGGAAGAAGTCCATGTGGTTTTGGAGACACTACTGTAATTCTTGAAGGATTTGCTTGATCGGATACTGCTGAAAATGATCCTAATGCTCCTGTGCTTCCGCCCATAATATGAGCATTATCAAAAATTCCTCCTCCATAAATTGCAGTTAGGGTTCCATCTTGCAAATTTCCACTAACTACGCCCTTTGCAATATATGTAAATGTTACAGAATCAATTGGGTTAGCAAGGAACGTTCCGTCTGCCTTATCATTTAAAGTTTCTGCTACTGATACGACATCACCAGAACTTAATCCGTGTGGGGTATTGCAAACAACTGTGATTGTGGAGAGTGGTGATTGTCCTCCGCCAGTAATCAATTGAACATCATAAGCGTTTCCTCCAGAAGTCTTTCCAAAGAATCCTGGGTAATTATTAATTAATGTGAGTGTTTCCCACTTAGAGTTCTGAATACCGTATTCAAAGTCGGTATCAATCAAAGACTTTGGAGATGCTACTCTTAATTTTCCTACAGCATCTACTAGAAAGTCCGATGGTTCAAATTTTTCATTTTCTGTATCATAAACAACTTGCCATTTATCGTTTACATTCATGTTGGCAGTATTATATTTTAATACAAGTACAGTTTCTCCATGTGCTGCATCTTTAGAGTGATCAAATGCATGAGACACAAGGCCGAGAGAAGGATCGGAGAAGTTATAGACAATCTTGTTAGCAGTAACGTTGGTTATTAGAAGAAGCTGATTGTGTCTAAGTAATTCAGGAAGACGAAGTGTGCTCGTTCCTGGTGTGAACTCTACGTGTGTTAACTCTAATACTCTTCTTGCCATGTTTTATTCTCCTAAAATATCATGCTTGTAGCTTGAATTACTGAGTTGTTCATAGTCATGTTTGCCAATGTCTGGTACTTAGGATAGTATACACCAAGATTTAACTGTTGGTCTACCTTCCAACTATTTAACTCATCTATTACATTTTGTACTGCTGTTTCTCCAGCTGGTCCTGTGGCACCAGTTGGTCCTGTTACTCCTTGTGCTCCTGTATTTCCAGATGGGCCTTTGATATTGCCAACTAGACCCCAAATCTCCGTCGAAGAATTATATTGGAAATAATCTCCAGAAGTTGTATTTAAATATGTATCTAATCCATTCTTTTGTGCTGGGTTAGATGTTGTAGGGTTTGCAATTCCAGTAAATGTATATGATCCTCTTGCTCCAGGAGTTCCTTGAGTTCCCGCCGCTCCTGCTGCGCCTGTTGGACCGATTGGAATTTGAAAATTGAATATAGCAGCTCCAGAAGAACCAGAGTTTGTTACGGCTGCTGGAGATCCTGCTGGCACTACGTTTACAGTTCCAATAGAAATTGTTGCTGCGGCACCAGTTGGTCCTGTTGCACCCTGTGGGCCAGGACGAGATCCAGCTACGGTTACCCAAGCTGTGCCATTCCATCTTTTTAGTGACATATTATAATACGCCTCCTACCTCTAAAGTATACCAGAACGACTATTCAAATCCCATCCAAGCGAGGGCTTTTAAATCCTCGAAGACTGAAGAGTTCGTTGATATTGTCTCGTTAATATTCGATGCAGTAACTATTTTAAGCCAGTTGCCCTGAGTTCTAACATAAGCAGCTCCTGTAGCTGCATCTGCTGCTATAAAGCCATTTGGAGCATTTGGCGGGAAGTCTGCAATAGTTGGATAATTAGGAAATGATAGTTGATCATAATAGCTTGGGCTTTCGTTTTCATTAATATCTACCCAAAGTTGAACGTTGTCTGGATTTGGAGGGGTTGCTCCAAATTCTAATATTGCTCCATCAAATTCATCTGTGTCGATCCAAAGTTCTCCAGGATAAGATGGAGTTGTTGGCTCATCAGCACTATAAATTAACTCTTGAATTGGCTCTGTAGCGTCTACCCAAAATTCATATTGTTGAGGATCTGGGGCAACTGCTCCTGTAAAGAATTGATTGAATGGGGTATCTATATCGTCTACATCAATCCAAAGATCTCCATTACTTGTAGATCCGCTTGGAGGAGCAATAAGTCCAACAAAAAATGTGGATGGGGACAACGTGTTGTCTGTAGGTATTAGACTTAGGCCTCCGCCGCCCGTGCCAACCTGAACATCTTGCCACAAGCCTCCTGAATAAACTCTAAGCTTATCTGTAATTCTATTATAATAAATTTGACCATGAACTCCATTTGTTGGGTTTTGATCCAAAGCTATAATAATTCCGTTTGTAAAAGTATTTGTAGATGTCCAAGTATTGTTTGTTGACAAAGATAAATCAGAGGCGACATATTCCCATGTAGAAGACCCAGCATTCCAAACCTTAAGGGCTCTAGTATTTCCTGTTCTGTACTCGTCTGAATCAAACCAAAATTCTCCATTTGCTGGATTTGTTGGAGCTGAGGCTGAGACAATAGCTTTCGATGGGGGAATTATTGTTTCAAGAATTAACTTATTTGCCACATCGTCATAAGTAGCATTAATATTTGGGTTTAATCCATGAACAAATAAAGGAGCTATATAGTCTTGAGCCTCTTCTTGTGTTAATTGTGCTGCCACCGCCAAATTAATTCTATTATTTACATCGTCATAGGTTGCTGTGACATTTTGATGAAAGGCATGAGTTAGCAAAGATGCTGCTGAATCTTGGGCAGCTTCTGTAAATCCTGGTAGATCTGCTGTAGTTATAGCAAAATTTAATTTTCCTGAATCATCATCATATGTTGCAGAAAATCCTGTAGGCTCTGTGTTTCCAGACACCATTCCGCCTGCAACATCTTGAATTCTTTCGTCTGTGTCTGCCAGGGCTAAGTATGTATTTGCTGCGTCTGTTATATTTAATTTAGTCGCTAAAGCGTTAGTAATTGTAGTTGCAAAATTAGCGTCATCGCCAATCGCTGCAGCAATTTCATTTAGTGTGTCTAGCAGTCCAGGCGCAGAATCAACTAAATTAGATATTGCTGTATTTACATATGTTTGAGTTGCTATTACGCTTGTATCTACAGATACAGTGATTGTATTTAAGGTATCATCAAATGATTTTGTGATTCCATTTCCTGCAGTAAGCGCTGTTGCTATTGCTGTTACTACTTCGTCGTCGCCATATGTTGCGGTTAAGTTAAGCTTATTGTTTACATCATCAAAAACAACGGTAATTCCTGTATGAGTACCGCTAGTTACTATGGCAGCTGCTACATCTTCAACTCTTTCTTTAAACTGAGTGCCTGATTCTATTTCATCATATATAAGTTGTTCTGAAGCAAGGATTGCCTCCTGTTCTGCCGCATCGGCTTTATCTGATGCGTCTGTTGCAGCGGCACTAAGTATAAATGCTTCTCTAGTATCAGTATAAGTTTTTGCCTCTTGAATTCCAGCAGAAAGTTCTGTGTCTCTAGTAATTGAGGATGGTATTTCTGAATCTGGAATATACCCATCTGGTCCCAGAGAGGCTACTCCATCTGGATTGCCTACTTGATTTAACGAAACATAAACTGTCGGTAATGCATTTCCTAAACTGTATACAGCTTCATCTACGTAGGTCTTAGTAGCGACTTCTGCGCTTGTAGAAATACTATATGTTCTGGTCTGATCGTTATACGTAAATTCTATATTTACGTGATTTCCGCCCTGAAGGGCAGACTTGATTGCGTTATAAGCTCTATCATTATTAAAGTATTGAGCGGTCAAGCTTTCTGCCACATCGGCAGTAGTTATAGTCTCAACAAAAGTTTTTAGCGTATTTAATACGTTCTGTATTGAATTTGTATCAGGAGAATTATTGATTCCAAGCTTAAGTTGAATTGCTTCGACTGCGTCATTTAAGTTTCTATGCTGTGCGGAATGGGATAGCTGACCCGAAGCTCCCATTGATGTAGAGCCAGATGGATTTGGAAAATTATCTAAAGCTGTGGGGTACGACGTAGCCATATATGTAATTATACCCGAAATTTAATTTAAAGCTCTAGATTACGTAGCCGTCGTCCTTTTTAGAAGCCTCTTCTTCAGGATTAAACTGACCCCATTTTCCTACAGGGCATTCTGCATTAGGCAACTTAGTTTTTGAGTCCATAAGACAGCCACATTTTTTACATTGTTTAGTAAGCTTTATTAAGTGTGGGCATTCTAGGCATATGGCAAATCTTTCAGCAGCAATCTCTTCTGTGACCCTGCCTATCTTTTTATTAAAAAGATCCCAAGGTCTTGCTGGTCTGTCTGGGTAATCTGTCATATCTATATTATACCTTATCTAGTGGGAAAAAGGTAGGGGGTATATAAAATTTGCTTTTACACATTTGTTTACCAAACTTTATTCCAGCATAATCCTCATATTGTTTTTTAATAGAACTTTTGTTAATCTTTTTTTGTATGTATTCCTCTTCCTTTAGATAAATTTCATTTAATTCTTTTTGGCTAGGCAAATACATTGACATACTAAGCCTGTCTCCTCCATGCTGATTTAATCTATTTTGATATAAGTGAGTTAGCCCAACTTCTAGGTTCGGATGCACAATAGCATATCCAGACTCTATTAAGTCTAATGTCTTTGAATATTCTTCCGCCCAAAAGAAAACCTCTTCGTCTAGAGTAAGAGATTCTTGATATTTACCTAGAGTAAAAACAAAATTTGCAGAAAATTTTCTTGCTGGGGCAAAATCAACCTTTAGTGGATCAAAAGAATTAGCCCACAATGGGAGGACTCTATGAACTAGTTTATCGTTAGTCATATAAGACCACAGAGGAATTGTTGTGTTCGCAACAACTCTTTTTCTTTTGCTTTTATAAAAATATTCATTTAAATAAGCAGATAAAATAGTCTTTTCAGAGCCAACAAAATTTATTGCTTGCCCATATAAAGATATCAATCCTTCATCCCAGTTTTTTTCAAATTTTGTATGAGAATCTATTTGTAGTATGTATTTTTCACCATCATACAAGGACTTTGCTCTATTTCTGCCCTTTGATATACCGAGACTTTCTTTTGCATAAGAAAAGAGCAGCCTAACATTTTTATATTTAGAAAAAGCCTTTTCAATATCTGCCTTTTCTTCTAAGGTCGCATATTGATAATGCAGTCCAACATAAACTCTTTTAGGATTCTTTGCTTTTTTAAAAACATCTTTTATCGTCTTGTGTATTTCTAGATCTCTAAGACTAGGCACCGAAACAAATATTGTATTCATAGGTATCTTTTTTTCTTTCTATAATCTCTTTTATACATGCCGCCCATTGCCTCACCGCTAGAGTCGTATCTTTCTTTGTCATACTCTGCAATATCTTTTGCAGAACTTTGAAGAAATTCTCTATTCGGATTATCATGAACTCCAGAATTCCAATCATCTCTTTTAAAAGGAATGACTTGAACAACTGGGGTGCCTGCTGGAATTTTACCAGAAAAATTATTTTTCATTAAAAACGGGAAAAGAACTGGCATAATATAAGAATCTGTATCTACAACACCGCTTAGGGTATAAAATGGTAGATCTGATCTATTTAAAGGGTGAGTAAATAATATACTGTATCCTGGTGGGGTTTTTATCAGGTATTGATTTGACCATTTAAATGCATAGCTAATAAACTCTGGACTAAATGGCATATCTCCTAACTGTGTTATGGGATGCATTGATACTGCTTTATGCTCTACGTTGTGACCGCCCTTTATTTTTGATATATTTTCTTCTTCATCGTGTTCAAAATAATAGTCTTCTGTTGTTGTTAAAAAGTAACCAGTTGTAAAAGCATCTAGCACAGGAATACATCTTTTTATTGTTAGATCTTCAATTTTAGCATTAGACTTTAACTTTGTTTTTGACGGAATGTTTTTATACCACTCTGGTATGAGCTCAGATCCTCTTTTCATTTCCAAAAATTTAATTGAGTTTCTGTCTGACCAAATAAACTCTATTCTTCCATTGTCGGAAGAGCTAGTTATTGTTTTTTTCTTCCACTTATTTCTTTTTATCATAATCTGCCTTATATTTTTTTGGTATCCAAACCTTAGATCTATAAAATCCATAACTAACTTCTCTAGAACTATTTGCCAAGAATTTATCATAATCGTCCATTATCCTAGCTGTCGATATCCATGAAGATCTTTTAATTGGTATTAGCTGAGCAACTGGAGTTCCTTTTGGAATAATTCCAGTAAATCCTTTTTTAATAAAAAACGGCATATTCCCATTAGGGCTAAATCTATCGCTTTCCATTATCCCACTCATAGTAATAAATGGAAGATCAAAATAATTCATTGGATGAGTAACAAGCATACTCCATCCTCTGGGCAGCTTCATTCCCCATTTACATTGCCAAACCATGTGACAACTAGAATATCCCTCTGGTCTAGGTATTGTGTGTCCCAAATCGCCTTTTCTTTCTGCTAAAACTTCCCAATTTGATGGAGATTCTTGATAGCCGCCAAAAATATCTGGCTCTACATATCTATACTCTACTCCGTCTTCATCATTTTTTGTAAACTCAATATCTGCCCAAGATGTTATAAAATATCCAGATGTCAATGCATCTAAAAACGGCATGCACCCCTTCATTCCTGAGACTCTATCTAAATCAGAACTATCAGTAACTTTGTTTGTTTCTGGATTTAAAAAACTTTCGCCTTTTCTATACCATTCTGGAATGAGGCTAGAGGAGGGTACGGGGGGATCTATTGGTAGATGGTATTCTGGTCTTAATACAAAAGTTATTTTTTTCATTTATCATGATCGTGGTGATGATGGTGATCAGCGTGATCATCATTTGTATTAATAAATTTACCGTCTTCGTATTTAAACCCTCTCATGACTTCTTTATTGGAAACATTTACAATTGTGGGTTCGCTTAAAAATATCGCTGCTAATCTAGGCTGACAGGAAAGAACATCTACAACTTCTCCGTCTATAATAAAAGCAATTCTCTCTGTCATATCTATTGGAGGTGAAGGCAAAGCCTTTTTCTTTTTTATTGGCTTTATTTTATTAGTAAACTCTTTATATCTTCGATTTCTATATTCTTTTTTAACTTCTTTAAATTTATTGCTCATTAAGACACCCTAAATTCGTTTATCTCCGATGTTTGAGAATCTGCGTAGGTCACAGGAGACTTTAGTATACCATGTTTTTTAGTTTTTGTATATCCTGAAACAGTTGTTGATTGATCAGATCCTATTTGAGAAGTATAGTTAGAGCCAGAAAAAGCTCTTACGGTAACGCTGTTTCCGCTTAATATAGTTCTAAATCCAGCTATAGTTGATGCAAAAACAAATGTAGCAACAACACTAACAGTTCCTGATATTGATCTCAAAACCCTAACTCTATTACTTACAACACAATTACAGGTAAAAGAATTCCCTGGGGACCAAGCTGAACAACAATTTGCAGCAAAAGCATTACAATTGCCACCTGTTGAAGGGTTGTTGGCTGTTGCCCAACCTGAACAATTTCCTGGGTTCGTTCCACTTGACCAACTGTTGCAAGTAAATGAGAACCATTGAGTTGGAGGGTTTGTTGGATTTGTAGTTGCACAGTTTCCTCCACTTGGTGGATTAGTTCCTGAACTAGTATTCCCAGCAGCGCAATTTCCTCCAGCTATATTATTACTACATCTTTTACAGCCGTTTGGCCCACTGAGTCCGCCGCAAGAAGATGAGGTACAGCAGCTGCCCCCGCATAAAGAAGAAGACGCTCCATTACAGCTAGCGCAACCACCGCAACCACATGTATAATTAGTTACTGCTTGAAAATTATTCCATGTTGTGCATGTAAATATAGTAAAAGGATTTCCTGGAACTATTGGGTTCCATGTTGCACAATTTCCGCCACCGCCTGCATTCCATCCTGAGTTGGTAGTCCCAGCGCTGCAGGTAGTAAATGGAGTTCCTGGATTGAAGTTTTGACAAAAAGTATAAGAGTTTCCTGGCACTACGGGATTTGTATTTCCATTACAACAAGTAAAGAATTGATTGCAGACTGCTGAATTAAAACATGTTTGACATTGCTGTACGCCGTCTACTGTTGTGCCCCACCAAGTTCCAGCATCGGTAACCCAAAAAGATGATCCCACCCCTGGACCTACTCCATCCACAGAAATAGTTACATCTTCTTTTGTAAATGTAAGAGTGGCTAAAGGATATGTTGCAGGACTGTCTCCGCTTAAAGCTTTATTATTAGATATACCCCATGTTCCTTTTATTTGAGCCCAAGGAGATCCACCAGTTGAACCTAAAGAAAATGCATTATTTGATCTATCAAACAAATCAATAGCAGACAACAAAGCTTTTAGCCTTGATACTGCAATATTTTTTCTTCTTCTAATTGCACCAGCCATTATGAACCTATTGTGTCACCAGTCATTATCCAAGAATTAGCAGCAATCTTTTCAATAAATAAAGAAGAGTATTGGACCCTTGTTCTCCTATGGTTTTCTGGAGATACTAGTGTTGCTGGGGCTTCTGATTGTACTTCTACATATCCTGCTCCCATTTGTCTAATTTCAAAAGATGATCCAACTTCCCAATTAGAATCCGTTGTTTCATTAGGCAATGTTAAAAATACTGCAGATTCATTTGTAAAATGAATCATTTTATATTTATGTAAAGAAGAGCTTGCTGTTGTTGCTCCAGGCACAGAAACGTATAAATATAACTCATCTGTTTTTTTATCTAATTCTGTTTGTACTGCTGTAGACACTGGCTTACTGGCATCAGAAGTATTATCTGCATTTTCTAAGCCAACCATTGCTTTTGTAATTCCGCCAACCGTCCCTGTGAAAGTTGGATTGTTAATTCTGGCGATTGTACTATCTACACTAAATTGTGTTCCATTTAATGATAAACCCGTGCCTGCTGTATATGTGCCTGCCCCTGCAAATTGCGTAAATTCAATTTCGCTAACTCCTATTGTTCCAACAACATTTGTTTGAACCCAACTTGTATCATTGTTATATGTTCCTGATAAAACAAAAATAAAGTCTCCCCCGTCTATTTCTGCGGGTGAATCAAAATCTGTTGCTCTAGTTGGAGCTCCAGAAGCAGATACAACATATATTCCATTCTCAGTTTTATTAGTTTGGTTTTTAACTAGTATTCTATTTCCAGTTGCTAGCGTTACTCCGTCTAAAACAGATCCGTTTTGTACGTCTGTGGATAAATCAATATTTGTTATTGTTGCCGCCACCGCAGATGCATGTACGTGCAAGCCTTCTGAAACAGCGTCGACATATTGTTTGGTTGCTGCATCTAATGAATTTACTGGATCTGCATGCAGGACTAGACTGCCTGTTAAAATACCTCCAGATTTTGTTAAAAGGTTTGTCGTATCTGTTATTCCATGAACATTTGTTGTTGCTAAATTATGAGAAGACAATTCAGTATCTCTTGTAATTGTAGGTGGGATTTCCCCATCTGGAATATACCCGTCGGAACCAATAGAGGCAACACCATCTGGGTTGCTTATCATTGAAAATGTTACATATGACTCTGGAAGAGCGTTTCCTAAATTATTAACCGCTGTATCTACATAGACCTTGTCAGCTACTGTGTTATCTATTGATAACAAAAGTGCACCATTGTCATATAATGCATCTATTCCAGTTCCGCCTTGTATAAAATTAGCAACCTCTTGCTGAACATTTAATGATAACTCAGATGGAAGTAGATTAATATATGGTAGGTCTCCGAATACGTCTTCTCCATTTCCAACTTTTAATTTATTAAGAGTTGTATTAACGGCAAGCTCGCCTGTTTCTAAAACTCTAGTGGATGTAGCCCACTCTTCATTTGTAGCTCTTCTAAGTAGAATTACTGGCATTATGCCCCGCCTCCATCAATAACTCCAGGGTTAATAACATTGACGTCTGCTACTGCAAAGATGGCTCCATCATATTCATGGGTATGTTCAAGAATTCCTTCAATAGCTCCACTTACATTATGCCATTCGTCGCCATCATAGAATTTTAATTTGTCATCTGTAGTATTGTAATATAAAGAACCCATATGATGAGTTCCTGAAGGATGTTCTGGTAATGCTACTGCATGTAAGGGGACTAATCTTCTTACCATCTAAACCCCTCCCTTACGCTGTAACGACTACTCTGAACTGGTTCTCCGCTGGAGCCTGTGAAAATCCTATGGTTGTTGAGTTTGCGCTTGTCAAAGCAACATCTGCTTCTACTAAGTTTGTTCCCTCGTAAACTTGAACTGTAGCCCACTGATTATTTAAATTATGATTTACTGTGTAGCTAGTTGCTGTTCCATTTCCAATTAAGGAAGTGTATTTACGAGCTACTACTGCTGTATCGATTGCTACATCGTTAGCATTTACAATAATTCCTGTACCTTGACCTACATTAAATACTGTTCCGTCAAGAGTAAGACCTGCTCCGCCTGTATATGTTCCAGCACCAGAGAATTGAGTAAAGCTAATTGCATCTGTGCCAATTATTGCTGGGGATAGGGTTTGTACCCAACCAGTATTTCCATAGGTTGATCCAAGGGATACAAAAATAAAGTCTCCAGACTTTATTTCTAAGTTTGTATCAAAATCTGCTGCTCTTTGTGCTGGGCCTGCGGCGGTAACTACATATATACCATTTTGTGCAGCATTAGTTTGTCCATTTATAAGAACTCTGTTTCCTGCAACTAATGTCACGCCGTCGACTACATTTCCAGCTTCAAGGGCTGTAGCCAAATCAATATTTGTGCCTACAAAAACCCTAGCGGCTTCATGAACATGAAGTCCTTCTGCTACAGCATCAACATATGCTTTGGTTGCTGCGTCGTTTGCCTCTGTAGGGGCTCCAAGATTTACAATCTTGTACGTACCAGCATCAAGATCTGCGCCCAAATCAATATTTGTGCCTAATACTTTATTTGTTAGTGTTTGTTGATCATCTTTTGTTACTACTGTTGAGTCAATATCTAGTGTGAGAGTTCCATCATTGTCGTTATAGACTTTGTCTAGTCCAACTCCAGCTACAATTAAACCATCAACGATATCTTCAATTCTATCTTCGCTGATTGCGACATCGCCACTTGTTACAACGAAGTCTGTCTCATCAAAACTTGCGATACCCTTATTTGTAGATGTGGCATCTTCACCTTTTACTGTAATTGATGCTCCAGTATGAGTTACATCAATTCCTTCTCCGCCAAGAATTGAAATTCCATGACCAGATGGAGTAAGAGCACCATCATCTGTTGTTACAGACTTGATTACGGTGTCTTCTAGTTCTACTGCACCATTTGTTACATTAAAATCTTCGGAATCAAAAGAAGCAATACCTTTATTTGTTGTGCTTGCATCTTCTCCAACAATTGTAATTGTATTTTCTGTGACATTTACATCTATGCCCTCTCCGCCATTAACAGCAAGATCTTCGCTAAGAAGATTAATTGATGTTGTTCCAGAATCTCCAGTGATGTCTAGAGTGGTTGCTACTTCTTCTTCACCAGCTGCAGTTAGACGACCTTGTGCGTCTACTGTGAATGTTGGGATCTTTGTTTGCGATCCATAAGCGCCTGGTGTTACTGCTGTATTATCTAAATCTAAAGTTGTTTCGTTGGTTGAATCATTAAAGGTTGCAGTTAAGCCTGTTCCGCCCTTAACATATTCACCAATTGTGTCTGTGATTACTTCAACTGAACCAGAAGTTGGAATCCACTCTGTGCCATTCCAGAAATATAGGGTTTTATTGCCATTAGTATTATTATAATAAATTTGGCCTTCGACTGGTGTTGCTGGAGCTGTACCCAAATTCTGAATTCGTGCATTGAGTAGCTCATTCTGTAGTAAATCTAAACTAACTACAAATTTTCTTGCCATGTTTCACTCCTTTTAGGACAGATATGCTGTCCCTGAAAATGGCTGGGCCATCGTCAGTGTTAAAGTATCATTACTATTATAGTCTATTCCTGTTTCTAACACATCGCCAGCGCTATTTTTAATGGTCACATTTGGCTTAAAGCCTAAATTATGTGTTATCAGCACAGAGTAAACTCCAGATACTGGTCCAGTAACCTGTGGGAGGGACCAGCTAATTTCTTTAGAGAACTCTGAAGGTAGTTGCTGTAGCGGATAGGAGGTTACTCCAGTCCAAGTATGATCCAAAAGCTTTGGACCATAAAACATTGTATTTGTCTTATCATAATAAAAATCGCCTTCTACTCCCAATGCTTCTGGTGGTACTCCGATGCCATTTAGGATAGTCTTGCCTCTGGGACCTTGTGGGCCTGGGGCTCCTACTACGACCTTATTTACTTCTTCAGTAATTATTACATTATTAGACATTATATTGTCACCGACCTACTTAGGGTTATAAATCCTTCAACTAATTTGGTTTTTGTGCCATTGCTATCTGTAAGCATTATGTCGTATGACGACTTTGGATAGAATAATTTATTTGTTTGGGCGGGACTCATCTGTATTGTAAGCTTTCCTAATGATCCGTCTATTGTTATTCCTCCAGATGGTTGAGAATTCAATGTAAAAGCTAACTTGCTTCCGCCCTTTGTATCTCTTACCTGCATTTTAGCAGATGCGCCAACTAAAGATATAGGAACAGCGCTATCGTCTTTATACTCTACAGTAAAACGAAACGTTGTATTTTGATCTACTTCCCAATTCTTTTGGCCAGCCATAAAATCTCCTAAAATAGGAAAACTCCTATGCCTATTTTAGCACAGGAGCTGTCCTAACTACTTATTAAATTATGCCTTCTTTGTAAATCCGAAAGAATTTTCGTTTGGATTTAATGCCTTCAAAATAACAGGCAATGTAGCGGCAATACCACCCTTGATTAAATCTCCTGGGTCTGTATTACCAGTCATATATAGAGCGATGGCGGCACCAAGGAAATGGCGACCATAGCTTGCTAACGCTGCTAGAATTCTCTCTTGCATTGTTACCTTTCCATCATTATTAAGATCTTCTTTCATAAAGACCTCCTTATCTGGGCACCTTGCCCAGGAATTTTGAGGTTGCCCTCAAATCTATTATACTACTAAGTGGTGATATCCACAATCTCGCAATTTCCGTCTGAAGTGCATGCGAGAGTTTGCGTTCCGCTTGTTCCGTCTTCTGTCTCATAGAAAGATAAATCTTCCCAACGAATTGACGACGGCATCTTGGCAAGAAGCTCTAAATATTCTGTTTCTGTAACTTCTTGATATGGAGCCTGCTTGTAGGAATGATCGGAATGCGGCAGGAATGAAATACCAGATACCTCATCAAAGTAGTGATATACCCATGCACCGACTTCCATCCACTCATCTTCTTTAACCGATACAGTAATAGATGGTTTATGCTCACACCATTCACGCTGATATACAAGCCAAGTATTTAAATGATCTAAAGCAGTTAAGTCATCTCTAACTATTGCACCTTCTGGTGCTTTTACTGGAAATGAAAATACATATGTATCATTTGGCTTCATAAAATCATCTTCTACAGGAATTCCAACCTCTTTAAGAAATGTTGA